TCTATTTCGTCTGCGGCCTGTCGCATCCTGTCCTTGACTTGCGCCCACTCCAACCCCCCCATATCGGCAGGGTTGTCAGGCATAGGCATCCGCAGGACGCCGAGTAGCATCACGTCACTCATCCCCGTCTCCTTTCAGCGCGTCTTCAAATCGTGCGCGTCTATGTTCCGGCAACTGCATCACCGCAGAGCGCAGCAACGCGAGCAGGGCGTCACGCTCGGCTTCGGCTTGAAACCAATCAATGTTCGTTAGGTGTAGTTGCTCCTTACAGGCGGCAAGTTCGGCGCGGAGCCGCTCGATTTCCTCGGCGGCTTCATAGTGCGTCGCTGCCACCCACGGCTCTTCTCGCAGCCGCTTCACGATGTCGTCACTCATCCTAGCCTCCCAGCTTCCGAATAGCCGCCGACGTCTCGCGCCGTAACGTGTCGTAAAGGCTTCCCGGCACCCATTCGCGGTTATGCGGAAAGCCTTCTGCGACCTTGGCGCATTCCTCGACGGCGAAGTTCACATAGTCGCGCGCTTCGTCGATAAAGCGTTCCCATTCGTCAGAATGGCCGTTCAACGCTGCAACATGCTTTGCGGCGCGTTCGATAAGGTCATTCATAACTATAGCCCATGTTCAGAACAGCCTTTCCATATGTTCCGAAAACCTTCTTCACCGCGAACGTGTGTTCACCAAGCTCCTCTTGGCCGATGAAATCGCAGACATAAAAAGTGTATTCGTGGTTCTCTGTCACAATACGAATCTTTGCTCGAATGACATCGAGGCAAACGTCGTCATTAAAGTTGACCACAAGTCTGGCCGGTTGATGCTTCGTCTTGACACCGTTTTCATATTCCCAAGAGTCAGTGGTCAGCGTTGCGTGTTTAATACGAAACGGTCCTGCGTCGTTGATGAAGCACTCGCCGTATAAGTGGAGTTTGGCGATGTCACTCATCCCCGCCTCCTGTCTCCTTCAGCACAGCGCGGGCGTGGCGTATGTCTTCCGCTGTCACTTCAACGTCGATGGCGTCTGGCACCGTCATACTGAACGACTGCACGCCCTTTGCGAACGGCTCCAGCGCCTCGCGCAGCTTGTCTATAGTCGCTTCAAGTTCTCTGTAGCGCTCAAACACTCGCATGGCGGTGAACGCCTTCTCCCGCTCGGCGGCGAGGTCGGCGCGAAGGCGGGCGTTGTCGATCTCTAGCGGACTAAGTTCGTCCCAATCACTCATCCCCGCCTCCCTTCGTCTCCTCCAGCACGGCGCGGGCGCGGCGTAGGTGCGCCACGAAGACCGGCACAGTGTCTAAGTCTGGAGCCTTGTCCGATATATTGCGGATGGCGAACGGCTCCAGCGCCTCGCGTAGCTTGTCGCGGTCTTCAAGTAGCGCGCCCATCTTATTGAACGCATCTTGAAGTTGGCGCTCTGTTTCAGCGCGGAACCCCCGCTCGGCGGCGAGGTCGGCGCGGAGACGTTCTATTTCGTCGGCGGCGCGGTGCATGTGTGCGTTAATCACACAATCCGTCTTCGTCTCGTCTGAACCGAATGTGCCTTCCCGTAGCCGCTTCACGATGTCGTCACTCATGTCCCGTCTCCTTCAGCACGGCGTCGATGGCGTCAGCAAGGCTGTCGTCAAAATCTACCTTGCCTTCGACAATCCACGCCCGCGCCTTCACCAGCGCCTCGCGCAGCTTGGCAATGCGCGCTTCAGCTTCGTCCACTTCCTTGCACAGCATGTCGAGCGATGCTTGCGGAACTATCTTGCGCTCACGCTCGGCGGCGAGTTCGGCGCGGAGTGCGTCACGCTCCGCACACGCGGCTAGGTATTCGCGGTAGAAAACGTCGCTCATATCTTTACCCCAGCCTCTCTCAAAAGCTCTGCGCAGCGAGGCGTAAACGGACGATGACCGCCTGTGAACAGGGGCCGCTTACGCCTCGTCTTTAATCTCTCGAACCTCATACCGAGGCGTTGCGCGCGGCCTTGCACAGACTTCTGCGAAACACCTAGCTCGTCCGCGATTTCCCACGATTGCTTTTTTTCGGCCCATCGTTTGCGCAGGATGTTGTCTCGCTCTGGCGTCCAGGTCATTCCCGAATCTCCCGCGCGTCTAGATCCATTCCAAGTGAACTGCACCAATCTTGAAGAGACTTAAACGAAGGGCGGGCAATTCCTCTTTCCCATTGGGCTAGGGTTTCTTGGTGATACCCAAGCTTACGAGACAGGGCGGCGCGTGACAGGCCAGCAAGTTTACGCTTCCAAGCTAGGCGAACGATGACGGTCGGAAGCTTTTCCGGTTTAGCGTAGCGTGTCATTCACTTCTCCATCACCTTGATTTCGACGCCAAGCGCTTCGGCCCAGCAAACGAGATTGAAGAAATTCGGGACTCTGAATCCACGCTCCCAGCAACATACCTGTGTCTTGCTCACACCGATCCGTATGGCTAACTCTTGTTGCTGGATGTTCTGCGATTTCCTGAGTTGGCGCAGCCTGACAATCGTCGGGTGAATGGTTTTAATCGTTCTCATTCTGCAACCATCAGCTTGCGTTGATAATATTGTTTTCGACGCTTGATTTTGTTGCATGTGACGCATCCCCCATTTGAGACGTAGCGAAGGCCGCTGTGTCCGTGGACACACGGCTTACCGAGATAAGTTTCTGTCGGCGGTCGCTTCTTCATCGACTTGGGAAGCTCGATGACGCCGCGCTGCTCTGGCGGGATCGCTTCCATTACGTTGCAGCCGTGAAGAACTGTTGTGTGATCCATGTCGAGGAACCGAGCGATCTCATTCAGCGACCGCCCCGTCTCTGTTCTCGCGCGCCACATGGCGTATTGCCTGACGCGAACAAAGAACTTCTTGCGGCTACGGTCGTTGATAAGCTGCTCAAGCGACAGGCCGTGACGAGCTGCTTCTTCACGGAAGATCGGAAGGACGGGAGGCTTACCACCTGCCATGACGACGCCTCCTACGAACCGGCTGCTCCTCGGCTACTGGGGGCGTGTCTTCAAACTGCTGGAGCCAGTCTGCTGTGCTGCGACCGTATGTGGTCTCGGACACGACATGGATCTCAGGCTCTCGTCCTACGAAGCGTAGCAGTTCGACCGGCTCGCATACCGGTGGGAGCGGAGGCTGTATGGCGAACATCGCCCCTGCGCCGAGAGTGGCGGCGAGGATGAGGGTTATGGGGGTCTGATTCATACCGCGCCTCCACCATTCGAGTGGCGACCGCGAGCAACCATGTCGTGAACATTTGCCCGCTGGTCGCCAATGCAAAGGTGTGCTGGGTTGCAGCAAGCCGGATTGTCACAGGAATGCCTAACGACAGCGCCGTGATACTCGGAAAGATTCAGGATGGTGCCGTTGGAGAAGGTGTAGGCAATCCTGTGGGTGGAGTAGAGACGCCCCCCAATTTTGACCCTGCCGTAGCCGAAGGAAGACGTTGCTCCCGTCCAGTTCCAACAGTCGCTGTTTGATCCGGCAGAAACACGCTCCCAAAATTTTGTGGAAAACTCTGGAGACAGTTCAGGTATAGGTAACGCGCGTGTCGTTTCGCGGCTGAACAAACGGCGAAACGCACGTGTTTTTTCCCGCCTTACTGTGGGGCGTTTTTGTGGGGCGTGTGGGGCGTTTTGTGCGCCTTTTGTGCCAGTTGTGCCTTCTACATCAAGACGTTTTTTGTCTGCTTTACAAGCAAAAAAAGCGTTTGATTTCAGACACTTGGAGGAAGGGGAGGGAGTCGAACCCTCGAGAGCGGGGCTACCGCCCTGGCGGTTTTCAAGACCCAGCCAATCGTCGATTTCTACAATCATATCAATTACTTCCTATCGTGTGTTGGGAAGATTGTGGGGCGGCGTCTGCGCCGATAGCGCCAAATGCGTCCATGATCGTTCCGCGACGGGCGTTGTCCTGCTCTTCCGGCGAAAGATGCTCCAGGTATCTTTCAGTCATGCGGATCGTCGTGTGTCCCAGATGCTTCTGAAGGACGTAGATCGACATGCCAGAATGCAGAGACTCGACCGCATAGAGGTGGCGCAGGTCGTGGAAGCGGAAGACGATCTTGTGCTTACGACCCTTGTTCGCCTCACGGCGGAAATGCGTGAAGTCTGACGCCGCCTGCATGAACGAACCGCCATCGTCACGACAGAAGATCAGCGGCGAGTTTGGGACGCGGGGGTGGGAGCGGATAAGAGCCAAAGCTTCTTTGCTCAGATCAATCGTGCGGCGCTTGTTGCGCTTGCCGATCACGGTCAGGGTGCGGCGAACCTCGTTGAACTGATCCCAGCGAGCGGTGACAAGTTCTCCCTGTCGGCACCCTGTATAGCGTGCTGCGCGAACCATCGCTCCAAAGCGCGAGGGACATGCCACAAGAACAGATTGGATCTCCTCCTCGGTGGGCAGGACAATCGGCTCGTTGTTCTCATCGAGTAGACGGCGCTTCGATACGGCTGGATTACCTTCGCGCCAGTTCCGATCTTCCGCGAATTTAAGGACGGCGGAAACGGCTGTCAGGTCGCGCCGAATTGTTGACTCACTGACGCCAGCTTTCTTCCGCGCCTCGATCATGGCGAGGATGACACGCCCGTCGATCTTATCGACGTTGTATTTCGCCAGTATCGGCTCAACCTGTTTCAGACTGACGTAATAGCGGGAAGCCGTTGCCTGCGAGCGACCCTTCTTCGTAATGAAAGAAGCGAACCACTTGTCAGTAACGTCGCCCCACGCCAACTTCTCGCCGCCCGACTGCTGCAATTCTTCTATGCGTTTGTCGCGGCGCTTTCTAGCAACAGAGACTTCATTCGTTGCAAGGCTTTCTTTGATCTTGTGGCCTTGGATTCTGACCTCCAGCCACCAGATTTCGCCCCTCTTGAAGAGGTTTTTGTTGGGGTTGTCTGACATTCTCTTTCTCTCTCTTCGATGTAAGTTCTGAGTTTTTCGGGGTTGAAGGTCCAGATCGCTCCTATCTTTGCTGCTCCCGGCAATTCGCCGGAAGCTGCTAAGTCTTTAACGTGTCGCGGTGATACGCCTAACATGCGCGCCGCATCGTTGGCCTTGATCCTGTCAACGCCGCCGATCATCACGCACCTTCACAGTAATTGCCGCGACTGCCGCCATCGCCGCCAGGAAGTAAATCCAGCAGGTCATGAACGTCGCGAGCATGATAAGCATGAACTTGAGAATCATCACACGCCCTCCGCTGTGCGGCCAAGAACCTTTGTCTGTTTCACGCGAAGGGTTGTGGTTGTGACTGGCCGCTCAAACTGACCAATGCGATCACCTAAAGCTAAGCGAACAAGGTCGTTATCCAGTCTGCGGGAAGTGGCTTCTGTTTTGCTGACTGTCCAGCGCTGCCCGACAACCGGGACGTCGCCCATGTATGGAAGTAGTTGCTCGCGAATTGCCTGCTTCTCAGCCTCAAGCTTTTTAATCTCTGCGTCCTTGTCGCCTAGCTGGTCGGCTAGAAATTCAGGGTGGTTGTTGGTGGTCATGGCGCGTCTCTCTCTCTCTCTACGAACCTGACGCCAAGAATGGTATGAAACTTCGTAATGTCAAGCGAAAAAAATACGATGCGTCCTAGCGCGTCGTATCAATCATCGTTCGCCCAATGGATGCTGGAGAAATCATCATGCGCCACAACGTCATAAATTGCTGCGATGAGCTGTAATAGTTCTTCCTTCGATATGTCGTTCTTTACCATGCGCCGCCTGGCGATCAGGAAGAATATAGCTGATGAGACTTTCTCGTGGGTATCGCCCTCGAACGAGTCCAGCCATGCGATCAATGGCATCGCTTTTTCTTCAGTCAACTTTAGCGTAGCCATAAAGTCGTCGATATTTTGAAACGCCAATCTAAGTGGCACTGTCTAATCTCCGTTTGAAGTTTTCTTCTTTTGGGGGAACGCTGTCTCTAGCGTAGCTTTAATCCGCTCAATCTCATCCCGTCTTCTCCCCTCAAAGAATCGAGTGAGCCAATCGGCGTCGGGGTGGCTGAATATGCCCTCAACCCCAGCCCCAAAATATGCTTTCAACCTGTCGGCGTATTCTGCGTCAGGCGCGGCGTCATCTTCAAGCCAGCGCATGATCTCGGCTTTCCCTGCGCCAATGTCGCGAGCGAGGTCAGCCTTGGTTAGATTACGACGCTCCATCCACTCTGCAATATAGTGCGGTCGCTTCGATGGCTTCGACTGAAAAATCCGATCTAGCTTAGAGGGGGTATCAGATCCCGTCCTTAGCCAAGTCGCGCTTACCCCAAGAGCTATAGCTAACTCAGTCAGGATCGTCGGGGCTTCGCTTTTGCCGATCTCTATTGATGAGATGGTTGTGAATGTCGTTTCGAGTTCTGGATTCACACTACGAACACGGCGCGCAAGTTCCCTCTGCGTCCAACCGTGTTCTTTCCTTACTTGTGCGACTCTTTTCCCAAGCTCGGACATAGCTAACTATACCCCATCAAATTTGGCGTGTCGTTAAATTTTAGAAAATACGATTGACGCCTCTGAAACTTCGTATAGCTTGACGTTCATGAACTATGAAACTTCCTACAACGCAGTAGTCGAGACACTCGGCAGTCAAGCCGAACTGGCACGCATTCTGGGCAAGCGTCAGTCAACCGTCAGCTATTGGCGGAAGTCTGGAATCCCAGCAGAGATGGCAGTTTTGTTAGAGAAAGCTTCTGGCGGCGTAATCCCGCTTTGGGTTTCTCGTCCCGATCTTTGGCCTAAGCCAGTTGGAAAAAAGCAAAACGCATAACGGTTACTCCTGTGCTGGTTAACGGATCGTACCGCTCACCCGACAGGCTGCATATAGAACGAACGTTCGTAGTTTTCAAGGGAACGTAAGTAGAACTACGTAGAAAGGTTCGCCTGCCGGGGGCGTTAGCCCGGTCCTCCCTCAACTCCGTCGCCTACGGGCGGCGGTTCTTTCCAAGGCTGTCGCGGGCAACAAAATGTCTGAACTCACTCCAGAAGAACTTCGGAAGATTTTTATCTACGACGAAGCCACGGGCAAATTGTTTTGGCGGGAGGCGGCGGGTTCAGATGATTCTCACGGCTACAGCAGAATAAAGGTTCGTGGCCGTAGTTATCGCGCGCACAGGATTGCGTGGGCAATAAAATATGGTGTTTGGCCTGCCGGAATAATTGATCACGTAGACGGTGATCGAAAAAATAATGCCGTTTCAAACCTGAGAGAAGCAACTCACTCAGCGAACGCGCGGAACAAAAACGGACATGCGCGCAGCGGCCTTAAAGGCGTTTACCAAGAAACCCGTGGCACGCGCCGCGTTTTCTGGTCGTCGATTACCTCAAATGGACAGACGACGCATTTAGGCAGCTTTGATTGTCCAGCCGCAGCAAGCTTCGCCTACCAGATAGCATCTGAGATTCATCACCAACGGTTCGCACCTGCCGCGACGAAGCTATTTGCGGCGGCGAATTAGTTGGGAGAGCAAGTTTCGGGGCGGCGGCTCGGTGTCTGACGCCTCGGAAAACTCGACGAGAGGTAACGAGTTCGTCGGGGTTACGCGGCGGCGGCGTCAGTTGGGGGCTGCACTTTGGTGAAGCATGACGCCGCCGCCATTCAGTTTCGTGAACCTGCTGGCCTCCTGCCGTGACCGCATTCGGCAGTTGTGGGTCGCCGTGGGAAGCCGCGAGGGGCGGCGGGCAGTAACGCCCCACCATTAGGAAGAGAGACGATGGCAAAGTGCATCTGTGGAATTGATCCAGGTCTGAGCGGAGCCATCGCGTTCTTCTATCCAGAACACGCTGAGCGTGTCGCCGTATATGACATGCCGCTTGTCGATGGCCGAGTGAATGCGTCTGGCATCTCTCAATTAATCGAGCAGTTCAATCCAGATTGCGCAGTTATCGAGATGGTTGGCGCAATGCCTGGGCAGGGTGTGACGAGCATGTTCAACTTTGGTCGCGCGTTCGGCGTTGCGATTGGAGTTTTGGCTGCACACAAAGTCCCTGTCCACTTTGTCACCCCTACGAAATGGAAGCGTTACTTCAGCCTTGGCAAGGACAAGGAAGAGTCGCGCCGTGCAGCGATTGAGCGTTGGCCGCTATGCGCCGACTCGTTCTCGCTGAAGAAACATCACGGACGCGCAGAGGCGTGTTTACTCGCGGCATACGGCAGCGAGGTCGTGTGGAGTCAGAACCATGCTGTGCCGCGCGCCGAATGAATCCAAGACAAAACCTTATCAAGGAGCAGCTAACGCTGACAATCCAGATGGCGATCTAAATCTCGCTCATCTTCTCCATCTTCTGGATCTGATCCGTGCCTACCCGAATTACGTCGCTTACACCGAACGCCAGCTTATCGCAGCTTACGAAGAGAGAGGTATCCACCTATGGCGCTTGACCTTAAGTCTATAAGAAAAGCACACGCATCAAAGCCGCCGCGTGTCCTTGTCTACGGTTCGCCGGGAGACGGTAAGACGACGTTCGCTTCGTCGTTCCCTAATCCGATCTTCATTCAGACTGAGGATGGAACGCCTGCTGGCGTTGAGTTCGACGCCTTCCGTGTGAAGTCGTTCAGCGAGACGATGGAGGCGATCTACGCTTTATACGAAGGCGAACACGATTACCAGACGCTGGTTCTCGACAGCATCTCTGCGCTTCAGCCGATGATCTTCGCTCATGTCTGCGCGGCTCACGGGAAGAAGTCGATTGAGGAGTTCGCTTACGGCAAGGGATACGTCGAGGCGCAGAAGCCAGTCGCTGAACTTCTTGAGGCGATCAATGTCCTGCGCGACGAACGCAACATGGCGAGCGTCCTGATCGCTCACGCGAAGGTTGATCGTTTCGACGATCCAGAAGTCGCAAGCTACTCGCACTATTGCATCGACATGCACGCGAAACTGTCGCCTGCAATCGAGCGTGAGATGGATGCGATCTTCCTGCTGAAGAAGCAGGTGACGATCAAGTCCCAGGATCTGGGCTTCAACAAGGAGAGGGTCATTGCGGAAGGTGGTGGAACAATCTTCATTCACACCGAGTCTCGGCCCTCTTACGTTGCGAAGAACAGGTATTCAATGCCTGCAAAAATTCGCCTGCCGAAAGAAGCGGTTGGATACGCTGAAGTCACGTCTTATTTCCCGAAAACTGGCAAGTAAAAGGAGCTAACAAATGGCACAACTCGGTAAAGCTTTTGACTTCTCTGCTGTCGATACCACCGACAACTTTGAACTGCTTCCGGCTGGCGATTACATCGTTGAGGTAGTCGATTCCGCTATAAAACAGACCCGCGCTGGCGACGGTGAGTATATTTCTCTCCAGCTTCGCGTCGTCGATGGTCAGTATGAGAACCGTCGCGTTTACACCAACATCAACACGGTCAGCCCGAAGGCTGATACGCAAGCGATTGGTGAGAAGCTGCTTGCTCAGCTTTGCTCTGCTGTCGGGTTGCCGCACGCCCTTGAGGATACTGCTGACCTGCACAGCATCCCGGTTCGCGCGACGTTGAAGATCGAGCGGGAGAAGAATGGTTATCCGGCCCGCAACAATGTCCGTGCGTTCAAGTCTGCGGCTAACGCCCCGGCTCCCGTCGCTGCTGCTCCGAGTGTAGCCGCTGCGAAGCCCGCCAATGCCGCCCCCTGGAAGCGCTGAGAGGGAGAAGAGAGAGATGGCTTACGTTCACACTATCCGCGCCACGCGCGCCGGTCAGATTGCCTACTGCAATAAGCGTAACGAGCAGATTTACGCTTACAGCCTGAAGGGTTGGAAGCAGGCTGAACTGGCCGACAAATACAAGATCACCGCCCAGCGCGTTGGTCAGATTCTCAAGTCGCAGGCTCGCCTGAACCGTCGCGCCAAGCAGAAGAAGGCTTCCTAAGATGTTTGACTCCGCGCCTGCAAGAACCGGACGGTTCTCCTCCAATAGCCGCGAATGCGTCCGCGCCATCAACGACTACTGGATGAAGAAAGGTTATCTCATGCAGGCGCGGATCGAGCAGAAGGCCGTGATCCATACAACGGCTGACGGCAAGACATACAGTTATGTCCACGAAGAGATTGTGTCGGACAGCATAAACGGAATGCCTGTCCATAAGGTGAACTGAACTAGCAAACAGAACTGGTGGGATTAACACGCTTCGGCGTGAACGGGAAAGTTATGTCTGATGGCTGAGCTATTCAAAACAGTATCTCCCGTCGCGCTGGCGATACAGCAGCATTATCAGAGCGTGCAGGAGCGGAAAGATCATCCTGTCATTCGCTGTTCCTCTATCGGCAAGGAATGCACCCGCGAACTTTGGTATGACCTGCATTGGGTCTCGACGCTGAAGTATCACGATGGGCGTCTTGAGCGGCTGTTTCAGACCGGCCACCGGGAAGAGGCGCGCATGGTGACGGATCTCCGCGCCATTGGATGCGATGTTCTCGAACGTGATCCTGATACCGACAAGCAGTGGACAGTATCGTTCCTCAACGGCCACTTCAAAGGATCGTCTGACGGCAAGGCGTCCAACGTGCCAGGGTTCGACCGGGACGAAGACATTCTCCTTGAGTTCAAGACACACAACAAGAAGTCGTTCGACGATTGGCGTAAGCATGGCGTCCAGTGGTCGAAGCCGGTCCACTACGATCAGATGCAGATTTACATGCGGGGCATGGGTCTGAAGCGTGGGCTATATATGGCACACTGCAAGGACGACGACCGCGTTGAGACTGAAGTTGTCGAGCATGATCGTGAAAAGTCGGACTATCTCCTCAACAAAGCCGCACTGATCCTGACTGCCGAAACACCGCCTGAACGTGTCGAGTCTTTTCAGTGCCGCTGGTGCCGTCACAAGCCGGTCTGTCTCGATGGCGCTTGGCCGCGCGCGAACTGCCGAACCTGCATTGATTTCCGCTTCAAGAGCGACGGCACTTGGTTCTGCGATCTGCATCAGCATGACCTATCGCTTGACGCCCAGCGCAAGGGATGCTCGCGGCATATCTCCATCCCCGATCTTATTCCTGGCGGTCAGGTTGTTACCGCCGACGAGGTCGCGAGGACTGTTTCATATCAATTCGCAGACGGCTCCACGTTCGTTGACGGGCGGGATCTGAAGACTGCTGCGCCGGAGGTCGAATGATGAATCCGAAGTCAGTCCTTGATGAAGCCAAGGCGATCATCTCCGAGCGTGGGGAAGACTACGACGCGATAGGAAGCTTTGAGCAGAACTTTGATCGTATCTCGCGGCTCGCCTGCATCGCTACTGGGATGAACATTAGCGGCTACGAGGTCGCGCTAATCATGGTCTGCTTGAAGCTGGCTCGCATCAGACAGTCTCCGCGCAAGCGTGACTCATACATCGACGCGATTGCCTATCTCGCATTCGCCGCAGAACTGATCGAGGCGGAATGATGAAGCACTTCTTCTATGTAGCAATGCAGCTCCTGTTCTTCTGGGTGTTCATCATCCTTTACATCTTCACGATGGTGCCACTGGCCGTCGTCGTTGCGATGATTCCAACAGTGGGAAAGAGAGAGAAGTAATGAATCGCATCACATTCACAGTCGAAGCAGCAAACGATGGTGGTCTTGTCGTCTATAGCGACAACGGCGGCACCACTGACATGAACCTCGTCTTCGCCGGGAATCAGAAGGAGACGACTGAATACCTCGCCAAGCGCGTTGGTGAGTTGAAGGCTGAGAAAGTTAATCAGGTTCCTAAGAGTGTCTACGCTTACGAACTTCCTTACACGGTTGACGAAGATCGTGTCACGGAACTGCGCCGCGCTGGAGCAATCGCCTAATGCCTCTCGCCCTCCGACCATACCAAGTTGAGGCCGTGGACGCCGTCTTCGACTACTGGAAGTCGGGGGGCGGGAACCCTTTGGTGGATCTCGCTACCGGCACAGGCAAGTCGCTGGTCATCGCAGAGGTTATCCGGCGCCTGGTCGCAGAATATCCGGCTATCCGCGTCCTGTCCCTTGTCCACGTAAAGGAGCTAGTCCGTGGAAACGCAGAAGAGTTACGCCGTCACGCGCCTCACATATCGTGTGGGATCAACTCTGCTGGCCTCAATCAGCGCGACCGGCACCAACAAGTGTTGTTTGCTGGTGTCCAGTCGGTATCGCATCTATCGAACCAACTTGGATCGCGCGACTTACTCATTATCGACGAAGCACATCTGCTCCCGAAGTCGGGTATTGGACGCTATCACACGCTGATCGAGGGGCTGCGGCGCGTTAATCCTGACATGCGTGTTCTCGGCATGACCGCCACGCCATACCGTTTAGACAGCGGGAGGTTGGACGAAGGCGACGGCAAGATATTCGATCAGGTTGTCTACACCTACTCGATCTCCCAAGGCGTCGAGGATGGATACCTTTCCCCGCTCGTCGCCAAAAGCACGACGCGCAAGCTGGATGTTTCCGGCGTGGCAAAGCGGGGTGGTGAGTTCATAGCTGGCGCGTTGGAAGACGCTGTTAACCAGGAAGAGGTGACGCAAGCCGCCTGTTCCGAGATCGTGGAAAGGGCAGGCGACAGCCAGTCATGGCTCGTTTTCTGCTGCGGCATAAAGCACGCCATCTCCGTGCGAGACGCCCTGCGCCAGCGCGGTGTGTCATGCGAAATGGTGACAGGCGAAACTCCGAACGGAGAACGCGACAAGATTGTCGCTCGTTTCGCTTTCGGTTCAATCACAGCACTCGTCAACGTCAACGTCCTGACGACCGGATTCAATGTGCCGCGCGTCGATTTGATAGCGATGCTACGCCCAACGCTCAGCACAAGCCTCTACGTTCAGATGTTGGGTCGCGGCACTCGTCTCGCGCCAGACAAGGATGACTGTCTCGTTCTCGATTTCGCCGGGAACATCCGGCGTCACGGCCCCGTCGATGATGTCTCTGTTCGCCCAGGCAAGGTGGACGCCGGGAAGGTGAAAGAGGAAACGGTTCGCGCCAAGGAATGTCCGAACTGCGCAACACTGGTGTCTCTACGTGTCTACGAGTGTCCAGACTGCGGCCATCTGTGGGAAAGGCCCGACGAGGCGAAGCACGATATTCGACCGGACGAAGACGCCGTGCTGTTCAAGAAGCAGCGCGAAGAGGTGTGGCTGACCGTCACCGAACAGCAAGCTTATTTGCATCATAAAGCCGGATCGCAGCCTTCTATACGGATCGAGTATCGCGTTGGGCGTCGCGTCTACAAGCAATGGGTTTGCGTGGTTCACAGTGGGATTGTCGGAGCGAAGGCGCAGTCGTGGTGGCGTCAGCATGTCGCTCCGTTGGCGGCAGAGTTCTACCTGATTGATGCAATCGCGATCTACAACTCCACCAAGCCCATCGACGCAATCCAAGTCCGCAAGAAGGGTGAGTATTGGGAAGTGAAAAACTGGAAGCGCAGGCAGGATGAGATGGAGATGGCGTCGTGACTGAAGAAACAGAATCCACAGAAGCCGACGAAGCTGATCTGGCTGCAATCGACGACATGATCGACGACATAAACGATGTCGTGAAGGGGAAGATGCGCAGCTACATGATTACGAGCTTCGCCTATCTGCTTGCGGCGAACCTGCTCGATGACAAGGACGCTGAAGACGTAATGGTCAGCTTCGTAAGCCAAGTCTGCGAAGGCTACAAAGCCTTAAAAGACGAACGCACCTACAACTAGGAGAGAGAGAATGGACGCGGACAAGCAATTCCAGAAGGATGTTCAGAAGGCGATCAACAAGATGCGCGTGGCTGTCGATGGCAAGCCTCTGCGCGTTGGTATGGCGGCATGTTCAACGACATTCGCCGCCCTGTGCGACTCGCTTCCTGACGCCGAGACGAACGAGGCGATCAAGATGTTTGGCGAGGCGGTGCTTGCTACGCGAGCCAACGTCAAGGCGATCCAGTCGAAGTGATCCTTGCCGCTCGCTCGCTCGCTCCTGTCGTCTGCGGCGTGTGTGGTCGTCAGGCTGGAGCCAGCGGATACCTCGTCAGGATTGGCAAGAACGAAGCCTCTTTAATTTTGTGGACATGCTCCAGGCATGTCAGCCTTGGGAAGAAGGTTTACGACATGAAGCTTCCTCAACTGACGCAATACGAGAACGCCGCCGTCACGCGCGCCAAGGAAGACGCCGTGAAGGCGTTGATGGAATCCATTCTCAGCCTGATGTGGGAGCGTGGGATTAAGAGCCTGGACGAGATTGACGGCCCTACGTTCGCCGGTCTGGAGAAGATCGCGCGTATGGATCGCGGCGTTCAAGCTGCGTTCGAGAAGTTCTTGCAGCAATACGCTGCGTATCTTGACAAGGTTCTGAATGGCGAGGAGCCGCCGTTTTGAGTGAGTGGAAGCGCGTCGTCTTCTCGGCAGAGTGCGATGAAGACGGCAACTGTCCTGTATGCGGTGAGGATTTCGGTGAGTGTAGTTGTCCCGGCCCGACGATGGATGACTACGACTACAAAATAATTCGGGGCGTCCTGTATGGGAGGCCAGTCAAAGAAGGCGACGAGTCATGCACCCATACGGACAAATGTTTCTAATCCTGCGCGTCATCACGGCGATCTACGGCATTACGCTCATTCTGAAGTTCGCCGGTAAAGCGGTGGTGCTTTACGCAAGGGGAGCAGGTCAATGATCCGCTGGTCGATCTATGTCTTCGTCGCCGTCTCGTTATTTAACTTCGGGCAGAAGCTGCTCGAAAAGGATCTAGTGCATCTGGGCGTTGCAGCGACCTTGGTGTTCATGTCGATGGCTGCATTGATTATGTCGCTTGACGACTGAGGAGAGAGAGCATGGGGCAGTGGACTGAAGAGAAGCCGACGATGTATCTGCGCTTCGTCATTCGCGATGGGCGTTACATTCTACAGCAGCAGTGGAAGATCACACGCGGCGGCCTTGGCCGCATCGAATACACTGAAGAGTGGCGCGACGTCTCTGTCATGAGCGAGGAGGCGGCGAAATGACTGAAGACCAGATCATGCAAGCCGTGATTTGTGTCACGGTCGGGGCGTTCTGCGGTTTCGTCGTCAACCTGCTGTTCTGCGGCGATGATGATCCAAAGAGGTGGAAATGATTTCCCCCGACACGCCTCCCGGCACTGAGATTGTCTGCATAGACGACAGCGACGGTGCTTACGGCCCATCCCGGTTGACCTTGGGCGAAGTCTATACGCTGCGGTCTATCGAGATGGGGGTCGATGGGGATTTCGTCGCGACGTTGCACGAGGTTCCTCCCGGCGTGACTTACAATATGGCTCTTGGCGTCTTGAACCTTGGGTATCTCCTATGCAGATTTCGACGCCTGGAATTACCGAACAGCCTGACCGAACTGCTCACCGAACAGCCGATCAAAACAAAAACAAAGAAACCGGAACTGGTGGACTAAGCGTAGCCTATCGCTATGTGCCTTATCCTGATGTCAAGCATCGTATGATGCAGGGCTATGCCCTCGATACTGACTTGGGACCACCGCACAACGCTTATTCTTGCCTGATGATTTGGATTTGTTCGTGCGGGAGAGATGCGCCTTGACTTCCCCCTATGGTGTTTATGGCAAGAAGCTAATCGAGCATGGCTTCTGCGTTATTCCGTGTATGCCTGGAGACAAGATACCAGCCGACTATCACTCCGGTGAATGGAGGCCCATGACAAGCTGGACTTCACGCTACGCCACTAACATGCCGTCAACATGGCAGGTTAATTCTTGGTCGGAGAAACCAGACGGCGGTATCTGTCTCGTCCTTGGTCGCGCGTCTCAGTATGTCGTCGCAATAGACGTTGACGATGACGACGCCGTTGATGATGTTCGTCGCGCGCTGCCTTACACTGATGTCGTCAAGCGCGGCCAGAAAGGCGCGACATTCTTTTTCCGCTCAAAGACAGTCGTTTCATCTTTCTTCAACGGGACAAAGCCTGACGGTCGGATCGTGCGTCTGGTCGATGTTCTCGGTGAAGGAAAGCAGACTGTTTTGCCGCCGTCGATACATCCTAAGACTGGCGTTCCTTATGTCTGGACCGGGAACTACGCCCTCGATGAGATAGAGCCGAGCGATCTTCCTGAGCTGCCGGAGAACACGTTCGAGATTCTGTCCAACGTCCTGCGCGAACACGGCTATAACCCTGACGCGATGCCGCACTCTTATGCTTTGGACAAAGCAGCAAAAGCTGGCGACCCGCGTTTTCAGAACTTCGATGACAGTCACCCTTACCGCCAGCTCAACGAAGAAGCATGGTCTCAGCCTGAGAAATGGATTCTGGCGCTGAACCTGTTCAAGCTGCGCAGAACCTCGTCTGGTTTTGAGGCTGTTGGTGTCTGGTCGCAGTCTGGAACCGGGAAGGCCGACGCTGACCGTGAACGCAATCTGAAGATCAACGTCCATCGCCATACCATCGTCGATTTCGGAGACGGTGATAAGGGATATAGCCCGATTGATCTCGTCGCCCGCGCGCGTCGTCTCACCTCTGGCGAAGCCTTCCGATACCTGTCCGATATTTTGCAAGGCTACGTGAAGGTCGATCTGTCGCAGCTTAATCGCCTTGAGCAAGATTCGGTCGAAGCCGAGCCTGCGCCTGCCGCGCCTATCGAACTGCCGCCCGTCAAAGCGGAGATCGCGCCTCGCCCGAATAAGTCACTCATGGATATAACTCAGGCGCCTGGGCTGCTCGGTATGCTTGCCGCGCATGGCAACCATACTGCGCGCCGTCAACAGCCAATGTTTGCTATGGCTGCGGCCATCGCTACGGTAGGGTTGCTCGCGGGACGCCAGTATCGCGGCCCAACTGGATCATCAACTGCTCTTTATATGATTTGCTGCTGCCCAACCGGATACGGGAAGCAGCACCCTCTTGACTGCATTGCCGAAGTCGTTCGCGCTTGCGGTCTAGAGAACCATCTTGGCCCGTCAGAATTTAAGTCTGACGTATCAATAACCAGCGCCTTATCCCGCCAGCCTAATCTCATTTGCTGCATGGATGAGATCGCTAACTTCATGGGTAAGGGGTCAAGCCGGAACGCGGCTTCTTACGAAACCGGGCTGTCGTCAACCAATCGCTCACTGTGGTCGGCGTCGTTCAGGATATTCACTTCTTCAGAATCCGCCGCACGGCAGGCTGCGCGAATTTATTGGCCGCACCTAATTATTTTCGGCGTAGCAACAGAGGACGAACTATATTCACGGCTGTCTGCGTCGGAGATAACAAATGGTCTTCTTAATCGCTTCATCATTATCAAAAGCGACGACAAACCAGCAAAGCTGCAACCAGAAAGCTTTGCGAGTGATGTTCCTGCTGACCTGATTGAAGCTTGCCGGGGTGTTTATCACCGAGACGGTCTTACCTCCGCTCCGTTTCATGGTGATGGCGTCACGCCGGTAACAGCGCCGCCTGAGTTTGTCCCATTTGCAGACGACGAAGCGAAGCTGGCTTGGATAGACATAGAAGATCGTGCTGACAAAATGCGGGACGACATAAGTCCGCTCTACGCCCGCGCCGCCGAGAATACGATTAAGGTTGCAACCATTCGTGCCATCGGGATTGATTGGCGCAAGCCAGCCGTGACCGTAACGGATCTCGCTTGGGCGGAAGAGTTTGTCTTTTCCTGCGTCGATAGCATGGTCGTCAGTTCAGAGGATAAGATTTCGGATTCGTCCTGGGAGGGCGAGGTCAATAAGGTTCTCGGGTTTTTGAAGCGGAATAAACGAGCCACGCGCGCGAGTCTTATTCGGAGTGTTCGTCTCCCGTCTCGGAGACTTGAAGAGGTTTTGTCTGCGCTGAAAGAATCCGAGCGGATAGAGGAGCTGGTAGGCGAAGACAGCAAGCACGTTGGCCGCAAGGCTGTGTCTTACACGTTTCTAAAATAGGAGTTTGGCGTGAGGCTAAATGTTGGGGATAGGGTGAGATTGAAACGCTGCACGATATTCGGTCGGTTCCGCAATGGCGATTGCGGCTTTGTCGAGTCAATTTGCAGCGGATTGATAATAGCCATCTTTGATGGCGTTCGCGTGGCGTGCGTCCGAGAAGATTTGTCGAGAGTGCGGTAGGGGGCTGCGATGGGAACTGTTGAAGTCGAGACTGCGATCTGGAAGAAGCTGCACGATAACCGCTACGATCACGTAGAACAGGCGCGGCGCGCGAGGGACGCGCAGATCAATTTGGCGCGGGCAGAGGAGGTTATTGAGGAATACTATTCCGAGATAGACCATCTTTATGCGGTGATTGGAAAACGCGCGGAATAAAAAAACCGCCCCGCGCGCATGTGAGGGCGAACACGGGGCGGTCTGTTTTTTGGCTGGCCGGGACGAAACGAGCTGGGCCTGGGCTTGTTCAGATTTTAACGCGACGGGCGGCGTCCAGTAGCGCCTTGCCGATAGAGTCGCGGGCGTTTAACCCTAGCTTTGACTTGAGTTTTTCAAGGGCGGCGTTTTCTTCCGGTGTAAGCATAACGGCGACTTGCTTCCCGCCTTGGGCTTGGCGTTTGTCCCGGCTGCGCCGCATATATTCCTTGGCTTCTAGGCTCATTGTCATGATATAGCATCCTGGCCGCGCGGATTTCGAGTCTCTCTCTCCGTCTGCGTGCGCTGAAAAAGCCCCCGGTAGCTGTAACTGCCGGGGGCGGTTTGTTTAGCGTCCAAAAAGCATCATATCCCGGCGCTGCTGCTCTAGCTGTTCCTGCTGCCGCATGATTTGGAGCTGCTGCATCCTTTGTATGTCGTCGAGCTGTTGCTGCATTTGGCGCTGGTTCCGCTCGTATGGGCTGATCTGCGGCGGCTCATATAAGTAACCGGCGTTAGCAGCGGTCGCGGCCAGGAAGGCGGCGGCGGTTATAAGTTTACGCATTGGCGTGGCTCCTTACTGAATTTTCACCCAGTCATGGGTAAAAAACGATTGATCGTTTTGCCATGCGACGGCGCGCGCTGCTTTTTTCATTTGCGCGGGCGTTGGATCATAGCTCGAAATTCGTGCCATTGGGTTCTGCGACATAATGACTCGTGCCGCTGTTTCTATAGCTTCACAAAAAGAAGTGTGCGTGTTGCCTAGATAGTGCGGCCCGTATTCATCCCCCGTAACCCATGCAATCCATCCAAGCGTTTGCGGGCTGTTCTCGAACTTGGCCGTTATTCTGATCTTTCTCATTGCTCTCTACTCCTTCTAACGAAACGGCTGTAACCGCTTCCCATAAAGCGCCAGCCGGGACTGACGCTCTATAGGCTGGGGTCAGGCGTGGGCCAAAGCGCCGTAGGTTTCTATTGCGTCGCGTAGGTCGTCAACGAAATGATCGCCGCGCCATCTGCATCCAATATCATCGGACATTACCGCATAATATTCTGCTGTCTCTCCATCTTTGGGAAAGTAGGCGGCTATGATTTCGTCGATGGCGCGTCCTCGCTCGTCAACATACAGGAATTTGCAAGCGTAGAACCCAACGCCGCAAATGCCGTTGCGATGGTAGCGCGCCTCGAAATTGTGGAAGCGCTTAAAGTTTATTTGCTCGCTCATGGCTTCTCTCTCCTTTATTCCGCGCTGTAACGCGGGAATAGGCTGGGGTTATTCCGCAAGCGCAAAGACGGTGCGGCCCTTATTCTTTAGCTCGTCCAGCGGGTCGCAAACCATGTAGTTCGGAAACCACCATAGACGGCCATCCACTTTGCGGGGGCCTTCGTCTGGATGACAGATAGCCTCAGCGATGCACGGTGCGCTTGTAAGCCCGACAAAAGGATCAGCGTTCCCGGCGTCGAACGGCTCATAGGAACCATTCGTAAAGAATGGCTCGAACAATTCATAAAACGTCGTCCAATAGCCGCGTTCGATATGCTCGCGGATATAGTTGCGCGCCTCGTTGTCGGCTGTGACTAGCAAATCGCCGTTTGCTTGAACCTTGCAGTTTATCATCTCTCTCTCCTATATTCCGCGCTGTAACGCGGGAAGCTGACCGCTTCGCGATAGGGGCGGGCGTCCGTCCCTATGCCGAAAGGGTCAGGCTAAATAAACACTTTGCCCTTCCACCTTGGCGCCAGGAAACAGCTTGCGGACTGTCTTAGCGTCGGGGAATGAAAGGCGGGCAAACCATTCGCCGCTGTATAGGAAAAAGTCCCAATGGGTCGATTCCATATTGGCGGCGTTCTTGGCCTTGCGGGTCGTGTTCTTCTGTTTGCGCATGTTCTCTCTCCTGTGTGACCGTCCTGTAAGACGGCAGGTCGCCTAAGCTTCCCGTGGGGGGCGGCGTCACCCGCCCCCGGCGTGAGGCTCAGCGTGTCGGCGCTTCAAAGGTCGGATATGTCCAGTCGTAGAACTGGACTAACCAACCACGGCTTCGCTCATATTTAATGCGCGGCCATTCTCCGTCGCTGACTTCTCCGGTCGCGAAATACTCCTCCAGTGCGGACTCGGCGGCGTCCCTGCTGCGGTGCCTGCTGTAGGTGTAATACATCGTCGGCCCCTTACTTCGCGATAAGCCACGCAACCACCGGCTGCGCGTAAACGGTCGTCAGGATGGCGGCGGCGGTCGCTTCCATGATAAGCAAGGTCGATTGCATGTTCTCTCTCCTGTCTCCGCTCTGTAAAGCGGGGGTTGCCTGTAAGCTTCCCAGTCTGCCCACCGTTGCTGATGGGCAGGGTGTGAGGCTCACTAACTGGCTTCGTATTCAATATCGCGCCAGTTTTTATCGTCTTCATTTTTCAACCATTCGATGGCTGATTTGAAGATTTCTAGATCGTCCTTTTTCTGATCTTCGTATGATCCGTATTCGTTTGTTTCGCCGGGTTGGTAGGATTTCCCGAAAAAAAATCCTTCCGTCCCGTGGGCTAAGTCGTCGTTCTCGATGGCGGATATGATCTTTTCAACGTCTTCCCGGTCGAGGCGGATTGCTTGGCAATTGTCATCCCCGCCCGCGAAAGTGTTGACGATATATCCATGCAAATCGGGATGTTTGTGCCAGTATCCTAACTCAACGGTTATTTCCTTGACTCGCTTCCCGTCGATTTTTTGCTCGCTGTCGTCCCGTTTCGGAATGATAGAAAGCCTTCCGTTTAGATACATATCGAGTCCCATGGTCTCTCTCTCCTTCTGTGGTCCCGCTGTAACGGTTCCCCATTGGGCGGCGGGATGTTCGGTCCCGCCCCCAAAAGGCAAACGTCATGCTGCGATTGGCTCCTCTGTGTCGGCCTCAAGAGCGAGGCCGCGCATGAAGTCAACGGCCTTGGATGCGTGGGAGGCGGCGGCGACAAACAACTTATCGTTCTCCGTGAGGCGCTTTTTCCATGACGCAATGTAGGCTGCGGAATTGTCCAAGGTGTGGTTGTCCAGACCGAACTCGGCGCAAACGAACGCTGAGCCAAGTTCCGCGACAAGTTCCTCGGCGGCGTAGGAATGATCGCCAAAGCGCTTGCCAAATTCCCGGTTGAGCCGGTGCGATGCGCCGGTCCAGTGGGTCAGCTCGTGAAAGGCGGTGCTGTAGTATTCCGGCGCGCTGGTGAAGCTCTCGAACATCGGGAGGTTGATATAGTCTCCCGCTGTCGTGTAGTAGGCGCGCGCCTCGCCGTGCCTGACTTCCGCGCCGGTCGAGGCGATGAAGCCTTCCGCGATCTCGTCGCGCTGGCCGGGGTTGATAATGCGCGGCGCGCGTTCTTCCTGTAGAGCGTCCACGTTGTCACACTGCGCGATGTTGAAGACGTTGAAGGATTTGAGAAAGGCGATGCGGCGAAGCTTGCCGGTCTCCTCGTCGGTCTTCTCGATGCTGCTCGTATAGATAACCGGCGTTGACTTCTCGCCCTTGCGGACGTTGCCGCCCGCTTCTGCGATCTGCTTGAACGTCGCCCACCGGGGCTGTTCATAGCCGCGTTCCTGGGCCGTAGCCCACAACAGAACGACATTCGCGCCGGAGTAGGCGCGGCGCGTCACGGCGTTGCGCGGCATGGCGCCAAAGCCGGTGTTGGTCTCGCTCCAGGGCTTGCGCCACGGGATCGTGCCAGCGTCGAGCAACGCCACAATACGGGCGGTGATTTCGGCGTGTAGGTCTCTCTTTGCCATGGTCTCTCTCTCCTGTTTTCTGCTCGGTGCGCCGCTGTAACGGCTGGCCTCGTCAGTTCCCGCGTCACGGGAAGACGGGGGCGGACCCCCGTTTCGGCCTTTAGGTGCGGTTTGCGCCAGGAAGGCGCGTATAGGTGGGGATCAGGCTGTCGCCATTTGAGTGGTGTTCAAAAATGACGGGGGCCGCGCCACGCTTGGCGGTGTAAGCGTCGAGGAACACACCGGCGTCGCAGTCTTCTTCAAGGTAGAAGCGCGGGCCGTTCACGTAGCTGTAACGGCTGAAGCTGTCGGCGGTCAGGCCAACGTCTGCCAGGTCGTCTTCAGTCACGCGAAGCCAGCCATGGCCGGGATCAGCGTAAAAGTGGAAAGCGTCACGCATTGTCTCTCTCTCCTTTGTGCGGGACGCTGTAACGTCCAACAAAACTAGTTATAGTCCCGCCTTTCTCACTAGTCAATATAGCTAGTTAGATTTATGTGCGACAAAGTGTCGCGGGCGGTGCGAGGCGTGGCAGGGTGGGTGCTATGTGGGCGGGAGATTGTGCGGGCGGTCTAGTGCGCCAACGCCTCTATTCTTTCCTTCCCGGAGACATTCTTTCCGTGGGAAAGAACGCATAAATGCAAAGCTTGCGGTTAATTCTTTCCTTCTTTCCAAATTCTTTCCAATGGAAAGAATGGCGCTTGACCTTAAGCGTTATAGACAGGGGTAAGGCGTAGTAAGTAGTTGTATTTATATATATATATTTTTTTATTATTCTTTCTCTCTCTCTCAAAATCATTCTTTCCATTCTTTCCGCACAAAAGTGTTTAGCTCCAAAATACACTTGAGCTTAACCATATCTTTTTCGATGTATGTAGGGGTGCTGGAAAGAATGGAAAGAATTAGACGGCTCTCCACGGTCAGCCGTATTTGACGCGAAGCCCTAGCTGGTTGGACGCTATCTGCGCGGCGTCTCGGGAGGGTCTTCTGTCATGCGGTGCGTATTGTCAAAGCTGGCGGCGGGCGGTCGAATCACGGTCGAGCAGTTCGCCACGGCGCGAAAGTGGGCGGCGCTCTCGGGAGCCTATAGACGGCTCGTCAGTGGCTCTTATGCGGACGGGTGGGATAATGACGCCGGGAACGCGCGTCGCCTCTCCACGGCCCGGCTGGACGCCTTTGAGCGGGTGGTGATCCGGCGCTATCGTCTCCTAGCTCCGTATCTCGGGCCGCTTGAGCGCGCCGTGATAGAGGGCCAGGGTCGCTATCCTCGGACGCTGGGCGAACTGTGCGCCGTGCGCCGGGCGCTCGATGAGATCGGGGCGCGGTGGAATGAAGCGGGCTAGATCAGACCTAGCTCGCGCGCGGCCTGTCTGCGCGCCTCTCTCATGTCCTGCTTGGATCGCTCGCCGTAGGTCGGGAATAAATCGGGGCGTTCGTATCTCAGTCGCCGGATGACACGGTGCGACATTTCCCGGCCTTGCGGTCCATAGCCGGGCGGATACCAGCGCGCGAGATAACTAGCGCCGACTCGCCAATCTCTCTTTCGCTCATATCCGAGTTTCACAAGCGCCGCTCCTAGCTCGCCGGGATGACAACGCGCCTTGCGTCGCCCCTTCAGCCGGGCCTGTAGCGCCTCCAAGGTCAATCCCTCGCGCCTCGTTGCCAGCGGGATGGCGTCAAGAACGGTGCGAAGCCTGACGTCGAGCGGCGTGAGTGTGTCATCTGCCGGGGCCGGGCGGTCGGTGGCGGGGTCCAAGTCATCCAACTCGGTGCCGATAATTGACATTCCGTCCTCTCGCGGTGGTGCGTTAATGGCAGCGCATTGGCTTGGCTGCACAATAAATTATCATCAGCCAAGGTTGGGAGGCGAACAAACGCCCCGCCCAGGCGCTACGGCGGTTCTGCAAACCGGCAGGATCGAGAGCAAAAACAAACATATGCGCCGAGTTGTGGGGCGTCACGCACGCCCCCAGCCGCGCCACGACCCGACCCGAACGCCGCCCCGCCCGCGTATGTGGCAAGTAATTCTTTTGCCGGAGCAGAGGGGCCGAGGGGGTTATAAGTGGTTGTATATACTATTTAATGGTCCATCCCATAACTTTTCCCATTTTTACGCAATAGCAAAGCTCAAGCGAGCAAAGAAATTCCCCAGGGTATTTTTCCAATTAACCCTCAAAAATACACCTAACCCACTGACCGCATTGCCAAAAAATTTTTTAGTGAATTTTCAGGGAATTATTCCTGCGCGTTCACTACCCCTTATTTGACGCCCCAGCCATCAACGCCCTTACTCTGCGCATGACGACGACTGCACCGAAGAGAGGTCGTGGCCGACCGCCAAAGACGGTCAAGCCCATCGAGCCTGCGCTGACCGACATTCTTCCCCCTGCGATTAGCACGGCTCCTCTGCCTGTTGTCTCCGAACTTAACCCGCACAACCCCGCGTCGATTGAACGCTGGCCGTCGAAGCTTCCTGTCGAAGTGGCGTTAGGTCACGCGACGACGGATGAGAAGGTGTGCAAGGCGTATGGGCTGACGCCGGAGGAGTGGCGCTGGCTACAGCGCAATCCTGAGTTTCAGGAAGTGTGCGAGCAGTGGCGTGAGATGATCAAGACGCCTGCTGATGAGTTCAAGATGAAGGCTCAGTTGCTGGCCGACGACAACCTGAAGACGGCGCATCGGATGATCCACGACCCTGACACGCCGGCTCCTCAGAAGGCTGACCTGATGAAGACGATCTTCAGGATGGCTGGGTATGACAACAAGAACGAGGGTGCGGCTGTAGGGGCTGCTGTTGGGCTGAGCATCAACCTGATCTTGGGGGATAAGTAGGAGAGAGAGATGAAGTTTGCGCCTAACCCTGCTGGTGGTTGGACTGAAGAGAAGATTGCTCTTTTGTATGACCGTAACAAGCGCATGTGGGAGCAGCGTATGAACGGAGAAACTTACCGTTCAATTGCTAATAGTCACGGCCTGAAAAGCCCAGATCGTGTTCGCCAGATTGTTTGGCGTTTTGAGCGGGTTGCCGCATTTTACGCCAACGAAGGCGGGTGTTACTGGGGTGCCTGAGTTCGAGCGTAACGTGAACTAGCCGTCTGACAGTAGGTTCAGCAGTCACGCTCGAAACGTCCGCCCGTGTCCGAGGCGTAAAAAATATCGGCAGTCTTATTTTTCCGCATCTTCGATGAATGGTAGTCAGTTGAAGCTGATTATTGTGGAGAAGACTGATGCCTGAAGCCGTAGCGTGGGGCCGCGCCTCTGTTCTTGCTGACGGGTTTAACCCGATGCCTGCCGCTCCTGATCAGGGCATGTATGAGACTGTCGCGGCGTCTCAGACGGCGCAGGTGATTGGCGTTACGGGCGGCGCTGGCGACAGGATCACTGGCCTTCTGGTTATCCCGGCGACGACTTCTCCAGGCAACGTGTTGCTGCTGGACGGCGCAACGTCGATCACGGTGTTTACGGGCGGCGCGACTTCTGTGTCGAACCTGACGCCGTTCTGGATTCCGCTTGGCCTGAAGGCTGTGACAGGCCCGTGGAAGGTGACGACTGGCGCGAACGTCAGCGTGATTGCGGTTGGCACGTTTAGCTAAGATGCAAATGCTCGACTTGGCGAGATGCGTCGGAATGTTGGCCCGTCGTTACGAAATTATGTGTCTCCGGTCGAAACACTAGAATCGAGTCCAGGTCAGCCAAAGTTTGACGAACTGTTCCCGGCTTACGGCCCGTGGTGGCGGAATCTACCGATGGGTAAGTAGCGGCTGTTTCCCGAAACTCTATGGTCATGGCGCAATCTCCTTGAATAGGCATACCACACTATTTGACGTTCAATTCTACAAAAGATTACTGTGAATTGCCCACGGGCGGCACGCTCGCGGCGGCTGGTTCTCTCTCTCTCTCTTCCTGGCCGTCGTGAGCGTGTTTTGCACAGAGAGAGTGCTATGGCTGCAATAGACTACAAGCCGCCGCCGACAGTGCGGGAATTTATTACGCACTTCATCCCGAACAAGCTGTTCTATTCGTGGATCGTTGGCCCTGTCGGCTCCGGCAAGACGACGGGCGACTTCTTCAAGCTTGTCTACATGGCGAAGCTGCAAGCGCCAGGGCCGGATGGCATACGTAGAACGCGCGCCGTTATCGTTCGTAATACGCTGCCTCAGTTGCGCGATACGACGATCACCTCATGGAACTACTGGTTCAAGGACGGCGAGGCTGGTTCGTGGCGCGCGTCCGAGAATAAGTTCACGCTCCGCTACGACGATGTTGAGTGTGAGGTTCTCTTCCGGCCCTTAGACACGGCAGACGACGTTGCGCGCGTTCTTTCGTTGGAAGTGACGTTCGCGATCATCGACGAGTTCGTCGAGATTCCCCGCGCAATCATTGACGCCCTGTCTGCACGTGTTGGTCGTTATCCTTCCAAGAAAGATGGCGGCGCAACAAACTTCGGTATCTTTGGATCAAGCAACCCATCGACAGAAGATAATTGGTGGTTTACGTATCTACACAACGAACTGCCAGACAACGCGCGATACTTTGTTCAGCCGTCCGGTTTATCTCCTGAAGCTGAGAACCTTGAGAACCTTCCGCCCAGCTATTACGACAGCGCGATACAGGGCAAGAAGGACGAGTGGATCAAGCAATACGTCGAGTGCGTCTGGGGTTTCTCCGCTGCCGGTAAGCCAGTCGTCTCGTCGTTCAAGCCTGATCTGCACATCTCAAAGAAATCTCTGCTGTTTAATCCAAACCTGCCGCTGGTGTTTGGCTTCGACCCCGGCCTCGGCGGGACGGCGGCGATCTTTGGTCAGCAGGATTTGCGTGGCAGGTTGATCGTGCTTGGCGAGGTGATTACGGAGGGCGTTGGAACGCAGCGCTTCATCGAGGAATTGCTGAAGCCATATATCCGGCGTCGTTTCCCAGAAGCCCACGACATTATCTGCGCGCCAGATCCGGCGTCCGCGAACAGGACGCAGACTGATGAGAAGGCGGTCGTCGATGTCATTCGGCGCTACTTCACCGCCAAGCCAGAGTCGAACAACAGATTGCCTCTGCGCCTAGACGCCATCGACCACTTCACGACGCGCCTTGTCGAAGGCGGCGCGGCTCTGCTGATTGACGAGAAGGAATGTCCGGTTCTCGTTCGCGCGTTGAGGGGAGGTTGGCGCTTCGCCATCAACACCAAGAACGACGAGTTCAAGGGGCCGGTTCCTGAGAAGAACGCCTACTCTCATCCCGCCGATGCGTTCGGCTATCTCGCCCGCTACTTCCACAAGCAGTCCGAGCGGGAGATGCGGTATGGCGCTGTAGGGCGGAAGTCATTCCAGCCGCCGCGCTTCACGAACAACGGCTACCATTTCCGCTAACGTCCTTATTTTACAGGGGGGCGGAATTACCACTAATGGTGTCTGTGATATGTCCAGATACCAGGGGTAGTGGATGGTTATGCCTGCGCAAGCTCAAGCGGAACTGTCACCGCCCGACGTAATGGTGAATGCGCCTGAGACTGCTCCTACGCCGGTTGTCCGTTCAGAGGATCTTCGCCAGCTAGGCGACAAGTTGAACAGCACGTTCAAGTCCTACGTCAGCGACAGGCGTATTCAAGAACTGAAGTGGCTGCGCAACCTGCGCCAGTATCTCGGTATTTACGATCCTGACATTGACCGCGAGATGAGCGCCAACCGTTCGCGCGCTTATCCGCGTATCACGCGCATCAAAACGATCTCGGTTCTTTCAAGAATCATGGCGCTGATGTTCCCCGGCAATGAAAGGAACTGGTCGCTAGAAGCGTCTCCGTCTCCTGACATTGATCCGCAGGATGTCATGGCGGCGATCCAGCAGATTATGATGCAGAACCAGCAGACCGGCGTCCAGATGCCGATCACGCCGGAACTGATCAAGCAGGCTGTCGATAAGCTTGCCCAGGAACGCGCCGACCAGATGTCTGTCGTCATCGACGATCAGCTTCAGGAGCTAGGCGGCGACCAGACCTACGACTACATCGCGCTAAACAGGTCTGCGCTGAAGTCTGGCATTCTCTACGGCCTTGGCGCTTTGATTGGCCCGTTTGCGCGCGTCGAGCAGTCTACGTCGTGGGAGATGGACCCGTATAGCGGTATGCCGATGCCGCAGACGAGGGAGATTTACAAGCCGCAGTTTGAGTTCGTCCCGGTGTGGGATCTGTATCTCGACCTGTCTGCGAAGACGATTCCGCAGATGGACGGCTACTTCCGCCGCTACGTCATGTCGCGTCCGCAGGTGAAGAAGCTGCGTGAACGCCCCGGCTTTTTCGCTGACCAGATCACCGAATATCTGAAACGCAACGCCAACGGGAATTATAAGCCGCAGCCGTTTGAGACAGAGATCCGCGCGTTGGGCGTGAAGGTCAACGTCAATGAGATGAAGTCTGACGGGACGAAATACGAAGTCATCGTGTGGAATGGCCCCGTGTCTGGCGCGCTGCTGAAGCAGGCTGGCGTTGAGATTGAAGAAGGCTCCGAGGCCGACGACATTGACGCTGAAGTCTGGATGATCGACGGCAACGTCATTCGCGCCGACATGAACCCGTGGCGGTCTTTGGGCGTTGATGTGAAGACACTGCACACGTTTATCTTTGACGAAGACGATACGGCTCCAATCGGAAATGGTCTCCCCAATGTTATCCGCGATTCTCAGATGTCTATCTGCGCTGCGTCACGGATGCTCCTTGATAATGCGTCTGTGGTTTGCGGCCCTAATCTGGAGCTGAACACAGATCTGTTACGACCAGACCAAGACTTGGCGTCCACAAGCGCCTACAAGATTTGGTATCGCGAAGGTTCAGGCGCTGACGCCTCTCAGCCTGCCGTTCGCAATGTCCAGATCGACAGCCATCTCCCCGAACTTCTCCAGATCATCGAACTGTTCATGCGGTTCGCTGACGCGGAGACGTTTGTTGGTCCCGCGACTGGCGGCGACATGGAGCGTGGCTCGATGCCATCCGAGCCGATGAGGACAGCGGCTGGGGCTTCAATGCTGCGTGGTGACGCTGCTCTGCCGTTCAAGGACATTATCAGGAACTTCGACAGCTTCACGCAGTCGATCATTCAGAGCCTTGTCCACTTCAACCGTCTGTTCAATCCAGACCTTGCTCCGGCTGGCGACTACAACGTGATTGCTCGCGGAGCGACTTCGCTCATCGCGAAGGAAGTGCGCGGGATGCAGATCGACCAATTGGCGATGAGCCTGCGTCCAGAAGAGATGACGCACGTTGATGAGCGTAAGTTCGTCGAGCAGCGCTTTGCTGTGCGTGATCTTCAGAACCTTCTTGTGTCTCCTGATGAGGCGAGCCGTCGCAAGGCTGCGAGCGATCAGGCGCAGCAGATGCAGGCTGAGCAGAACGCGAAGATGGTTGAGGCGAATGTCCGCAAGCTTCTGTCTGACGCCGTGAAGAACATCGCGCAAGCCCAGAAGAATGATGCGAACGCCGATGCCACGAAAACTAAAGCTGCACTCGACATACTGGAGGCAGGACTTGAGCCAGCAAAGCAAGAGAGTGGAACAGCAGGAGCAATGCAAGAAGCTCCACGAAGCGATGGGTTCGTATGAAGTCCAGACCTTATTGGACTTGATCAGGAACCTGCGCGCTAATTGCCTTGAAGACTTAGCGTCTTGTGAAGAGAGCCGATTCAAGGAATATCAGGGCCGCGTGAGGGCGTTCGATGATCTCGAACGCATGATCACACGCCCGCCTATCAGGGGTAGCTGATGAGCGTCGAAGAAGAGAAGATTGAGAGTGATGAGTCCTTTACCGCAGCGTTCGACAGATTGGCAGAGACTGGTGAAGCGCCGCCGCCCCTCGCGGCAGATACGGCGCAGCCTGTTGCTGAAGAGGTTGCGCCTCCCGCTGGGGGAGATACTGCCGATGAACCATCTGAGCCGGATGTTTCAGGCGCCGCTTCTGAGTCAGTGGATGCGGTCGATGAGGATGTTGCTAAGGAAGCCGAAACCCCTGCGCAAAAAGAGCCTGAAAAGCCTTCCGAGCAGGACATTATCGACCGTCTTGCGCAGGCGGTAAAAGAGAAGGTTCAGCCCCCGCAGCAGCCTCAGTATGAGCCGCAGCCGCAGGCTTACGAGCCGCAGCCCGTCCTGACGCAGGAAGACGTTCAGACGCTTCAGGCGTTTGAGAAGGAGTGGCCTGACGTTGCGAAGGCGATGGATCTGCGCGCCAAGGAACAGGCACACGCTATCGTCAATCACATCTTCAAAGAGTTTGCCCAGGAGTTTCGCCCCGTCGCTCAGCAAGTCATGCAGATGCGGCAGGAGATGCACGTAGCAAAACTACATGAACAGGTGACTGACTACGACGACATTCGAGACAAGGTTGTCGAGTGGGCAAACAACCAGCCTGACTATCTGCGTGGCGCGTATCAGCAGGTGATCCAGCGCGGCACGCCGCAGCAGGTTGCTGATCTGATTAACCGCTATCGTGCGGAGAGTGCGCCGCCGCCCGCGCCGGTCGCCCCGGCTGCGCCGACGCAGCCTAAAGCTCTGTCTCCTGCCGTGAAGAAGGCTGCTGCCGCGTTAGCTCCGGTCGCGTCCAAGCGCAGCAACGTCGTGCGGACTGATGATCCTGGTGATTTTGAAGGCGCGTTCGAGCGGTTCGCCGGAATGAACTGAACGCACTCCGAATAGAAGAGAGAGCGATATGTCTGGTCCCGTCCTTAAAGAAACAGATGTTGTTGCAACGCGACAAGCGATCAACCGGACTAGGAATCCAGACGGCAGCATAAATCAATCGAAGGCGGCGCGGGAGCTAGGTATCCCGCGCAGCACCCTACAGTCTCGAATGAACAGTCATCCAAGCGTGACTGCAAAGTTCGTAAAACCAGAACTGCCATCGTCATCGAGGACGATTGACGAACTTGTAAGAGAAAAGATCGACATCTCGCGCAGGGCAAAAGAGGCTGACGACGCGCGTGATCTTATCCAGATACCTGTCAATATAGACGGCCCGTTCGGGTTACTAATCTTCGGTGATCCGCACGTTGACGCTGACGGGTGCGATTTTGACACGCTTGCAAAGCACCGTCAGATTGCAATGGATCACCCATATATTCTGGCCGGGAATATCGGTGACGTTTCCAACAACTGGATCGGAAGGCTAGGTCGTCTCTATGGCGAGCAGAATGTCACGGCGCGCGAGTCGTGGAAGCTTGTCGAGTGGCTTATCAGCCCTATTCAATGGCTGTTTATAATCGCTGGCAACCATGACCTTTGGAGTGGGCATGGTGATCCGTTGGATTGGATCGCACGCCAAGCTGACAGCATTTACGAACCTCATGGCGTTCGTATGCAACTTGTCCATCCATGCGGAGCAAAGACGCGCATACACGCCAGACACGACATGGCGGGACGCTCAATCTACCATGTTTTGCATGGTCCCAAGCGTGAAGTGTTCTTCGGTCATCGTGACCATCTGATCGTTGCTGGGCATTTGCACGTAGGCGGGGATGAGGGCATGGTTATGCCTGATGGTGTCTGCTCTCAGTTAGTCCGTGTGTCGGGCTTCAAGGTAGTAGACCATTATGCCCACCAGTTAGGTCTGAAGAAGGTTCCGATACACCCTTCTGCACTTGTCATCATTGACCCGCGCGAGCCGGAGACTTCGCGGGCAAGAGTATGGTGCGCGCCTACCGTTGAGCATGGAGTGAAATTTCTAGATGCGTTGAGGGCGGATTATGATGCTGAACGTGGTGCAAAAAGAGAGAAGCGAAGCGGAGGAAATCGTTGAGCAGCTTCTCCAGGCGAATAACCAGAACCCAGTGGCGGCACTCTATGATGCGGGCCTATGGCTACTTGAGATCAACGCGCAACTGCGCAAGGCGGAAAACGCGATACCTGCTGGATATGTGAGGCGCAAGCCGAGTGGAGGCTGAGATGGTTGTGAGGGCGGCGTGAGCGAGCTTAAAGCGCCATTTCCATATTTCGGCGGCAAGCGGACCGTTTCCCAGATGGTATGGGAACGGTTCGGGCGTCCGAAGCAATACATAGAGCCGTTTTGTGGTAGCGCTGCAATGTTGCTGGCTGCTCCCGCGCCTGCGTCTCTTGAGGTTGTAAACGACGCAAACGGCTTCATTGCAAATTTCTGGAGAGCAACAAAGCACCAGCCCAGCAAGGTCGCAGAGTGGGCTGATTATCCGGTTTCTCACATTGACCTCGGCGCACGCCATCAATGGCTAATGGACCAGCGGGAGTCGATTGGTGCCGGATTGCTTGATTGCGATTGGCCGGGAGACGCGAAAGTCGCCGGATGGTGGTTGTGGGGGCAATGTTGCTGGATTGGCTCTGGATGGTGCGATTGGAGTCGGACAGGTTCCGCACGCGGGAAACGCCGGCAGGGGGATACAGGCAGTCGGGAAGGTCATGACGCCACTTCTGCCGGCATGGGGATACAGGCAGTCGGGAAGGTTCCGCACGCCAGTGACGCCGGCATGGGGATACAGGCAGTCGGACAGGTTCCGCACGCCAGTGACGCCGGCATGGGGATACAGGCAGTCGGACAGGTTCCGCACGCCAGTGACGCCGGCAGGGGATTAATTACTTCTGGAGGCCGCACCGCTTGGCGATGGCTTCATGAATTAGCGGACCGATTAGAGCGAGTCCGAGTGGTTCACGGCTCTTGGGATAGGTGCTTGAACAGCCATTACGGTGGGAACGAAACCGCAGTATTTCTTGACCCACCATACGTTGCTTATGAGCAACTTTACGGCGTTGCTGAGCCTGTTGCCCGCCACGTTGAAACATGGGCACGCGAAAACTCGCACCTGAAAATAGCTATTTGCGGCCACAGTGACGACTACGATTTGCCGGGATGGGAAGCTGTCCAGTGGGATCGTGGAAAGCATACTTACGGCGGGTCAAAAACAACCGATTCTGAGTGTATCTGGTTTTCGCCGTCATGCGCCAAGCCGGCGAAGTCGCATGACCTTTTTTCATTTTCTGAGGAGGCATCGGCGTGACCGAAGCCCAAATCCAGCGTGCCATAGTCCAGTTATGCGACATCATCCTTGATGATGGCTGGCGCTGCATAGCCGTTCCGAACGCAAGCATACGCACGGCTGGCGGTAGGGCGGGCAACTTCTGCTTTGGTCTGGCTCGCGGATTTCCTGACCTGCTCATCGTTGGCCAAGGCAGGGTTTGCGCAATGGAAGTCAAAACGGACAAGGGACGGTTGAGCGAGTTTCAAAAGGACTGGCAATGCTGGTTTACGAACGAGGGCAAGCCGAGTGGAGGCTGAGATGGTTGACGACGATGACGGTCTCGAACTGGAATATATTGATCCAGATATGCAGGACGCCATCGCGGCGCGCGCCTTCGCTTACGAGCGAGTCTTTGCAATCGTCTCCAAGGAGCGAGACAAGGCGATGAGAAAGGAGGGCATGATGATGCTCTCCTCTCTGCGCCGCTCGTTCAAGACAACCACGACGGCTGATGTGGTCGCCATAGCCGGGGGCAAGACAGAATGCTCATCGTCATCCTGATCTGCGCGGCCAACCTCGATCTTCGCGAATGCAATGACCAGACGGCCCGCGCGGTCATCAAGACCCATGTCGAGCAGATCGGATGCGCCGGGCCGTCGATGGCAGGCCCGCTCGTCAGCGTCAATGGCGTTGGCGAGCAGGAATATGCGCGTATTCGCTGCACCATGCGTTAGATGGCTTCTGTGGCGCGGATAATGTGTATGTTTGTTGCGATGCAGGCTGTGTTCGTGCTGCTGGCGTATGTGTTGCTGTAACGAAGAAACAGCGCTATAAAAGACGAAGCAGGGAGGCGCGCCAACGCCTGCACCTGCTTCTGACCAAGATCATGTAGGAGCATGAAGATGGCTGAAGACTACTTAGACTCACAATCCCCCGAAGACAAGATCGCTGAAACGCTGCGAACTGCTAAGTTCGAGGCCGAGCGGTTTTTGCGTTGTGTTTCATTAAGCACTGAGTCCGAGCGTAGATGCTACGTCTACCTAATCCTATTGCCTGACGGCACACCCAGATACGTAGGGAAGGGAAGCGGGAGACGTATTCGAAAGCATTCTGCTGCTGGCGGAAAACATACCAATTTCATTCTTGCCGCCGATTACGAAAAGCACGGCAATCTTCCGATATTCAAGATCATTGAGAGCCTGACTAATGACGAGGCCCTGTCGTTAGAGAAGCATCTGATTGAGCATTACGGAATAACTGATGAGGGTGGCACTCTTGCGAATCTTAATCTTGGCGGTTACTGCGTCGCGCCGTTAGTTGGTGCTTCAAAGCGTCGCCACAGTGAGGCGTTGAAGGCGAAGCTAAGTGAGCCTGAAGTCTATGCAAAGCGCATTGAGCAATTAGACGCAATGCGCGCCGACAAGGAGATTGAAGCACGGCGCAGGAATAACCACGCGCGGGCCATGCGCGACCCCGCTCTCAGGGAGAAGCGCCGGATCATTAGCGCAGAGTTGGCTAAGCGGCCAGACGTTATGGCTAAGCGGTCAGTCGGGATTAGCCGGGGTAAGAAGGCTTATTTCGAGCAGCACGCCGAGAGGATTGAGATCAGAGGCGAGTTTATTAATCGCCACCAAATCGCAGATAAATACGGCCTATCTTATCACCTAGTTAAAAACCGCTATCGCGCGGGCAAGCGCGGCGAAGATCTCATCGCGCCTGTAGATATTAGGTTCTCGCACAAGCCTATTTGACAGCTAATTGTTGTGGTATATAGATACCGCACGCAGCCAATCGCCCAAGCAAGCGGGATCTGAATTGAGAGCTGCCTCAATCAACCTTGCTTGGAGATAGCCATCATGGCTCAGATTACCGCTTACGGCGATATTTCGCCTGCGGTTGCTGCCTTAATCTGACTGGGGCCGTGCGCGAGCAATCGCGTAGTGTGACTGGGTGAAGTCGGTGAACACCCTAACGTGTAATGACGAGGGCAATACCGAGCCAAGACTGCGTATGCAGTAAGGTGTAACGACTAGAGTGTAGCGACTCGTAGGGCCAAGCGGTCCGAAGCTCCCAGCCCCTCGAAAGAGGGTGAAGATATAGTCTCTTCTGCGTGGAAACACGCAGCAGCTTCATAACAGAAGCGATCATTGATTAGCGACCAATGGTGAAGATGTAAGGGTCCGTTGTGAAAATGCTGAAGCGCGGTTTGCCCCTCCTTCAGCTTGAGCAATTCGGTCAGGCGTATCCGCTCCCGACCAACAGCACTCAGACTGCCAAGTTCCGTCGCTATTTCCTTAGCGGCGCGACCGGCTCTGCTGGTTCCGGCTCGGCGTCTAACCCGTTCTTCATCCCGCTGGCGACGACCCCGCTGGTTGAAGGCGTGACCCCTGTTGGCAACAAGCTCGCCAATCAGGACTACACGGCGACTGTCGCTCAGTATGGTGACTACATCACCATCACTGATGTCATCATGGACACTCACACCGACTCGGTGCTTGAGCAGGCCACTGATGTTCTCGGTGAATCCGCTGCGTCTACAGTAGAGACGCTCAGATATAATGTGCTGAAGGCGGGTACCAACGTCTTCTACGCGAACAAGGTTGCAAACCGTCAGTTGCTTGCTTCTGCTCTGTCGCTTGCTGACCTTCGCCGTGTTGCGACTGGCCTGAACCGTCAGAACGCGCAGAAGATTTCGCAGGTCATCGGTTCTTCCGCTGACTACAACACGAAGTCTGTCGAGCGTGCTTACTTTGCGGTTTGCCACCCTGACCTCGAAACGGACATTCGTTCGCTCGCGGGCTTCAAGGCGGTTGCGGATTACGGCCCGCATACATCGCCGCTTCCCGGTGAGATCGGTTCGGTCGAACAGATCCGCTTCCTCACTTCGACGATCATCGCTCCGTTTACGGACGCGGCGACTTCGGGTGGCGCGTCTACCACGACCTACCGTTCGACGGCTTCCAGCTATCCAGACGTTTACCCGATCCTTGTCTTCGGTCGCGATGCCTTTGGCATTGTCCCGCTGAAGGGCAAGTCGAGCATGACGCCGATGGTTGTGAATCCGAAGCCTGCTGCTGGCGATCCGCTGGCTCAGCGCGGCACCGTTGGTTGGAAGCTCTACACCACGACCGTCATTCTGAACGATGCCTGGATGGCTCGTTTGGAAGTTCTCGCCACCGCTTAATAGGGAGGGGTAACTAATGGCTACCGTTACTTATTCCGCCCGTTCTGGCGGTGTTCTGAACTCGGTTGTTGGCTCGTTCACTTCGGACAACAACGCGCAGACCCTGACGCTCGGCTTCAAGCCGAACTACGTCAAGGTCATCAACGAGACTGACACGATTGTCTGGGAAGCCTTCAGCGTTTCTTCGTCCACGAAGACTCTGAAGACGACCGGCGTTCCGGCAGTCACCGTTGATACCGGCTCGGCCATTGTCATCAACTCTGATGGCACTGTGACCCTGTCGGCCACTCTTGTCGGTAACTCGAAGGTGATCACCTTCTTCGCCACCGTTTAATAGGGAGGGTGCGAAGATGGCTTTTCAGCCGCTCGATCTTACTGGCAACGAACCGGAACACGTTACGCTCTCGAAAGTTGCCGCCATGCTGGCTGAACAGTATGGCGCTGCTAATCCGACGAGCATTGCCGTGGACACCGGCACTAAGACGGCGACAGCTACGGCTGGCGCTGCCACTCTGAACAAGAACGCTGGCGTCATCACCTCGGAGTCGCTCACAACGGCTTCTGGTGCTGAATACACGCTGACCCTGACCAACTCGGCTATCGCCGCTGCTGATCAGGTTTTCGCTTCTGTTCAGAACGGTACGAACACGACGGCTATGCCTTACATCACGACTGTCGCTCCTGCGGCTGGTTCTGTGGTGATTAAGGTTCGCAATGGACATGCGTCTGTTGCGCTGAATGGCACTGTCAAAGTGTCGTTCCTCGTCGTGAAGAACTAACTAAGGGGGCGGGGTTATGGGTGACTGTCGCGTAGTTATTGAGCGTGTAGCCAATGGCTACGAGGTGGAAGTCTCTGACCCCGCCATCTCCAAAGGGAAGGGCGATCTCTACGTAGATCGTCGCAAGGAATACGTCTTCAAGACGATTGATGAGGTTCTGGGTTTCCTGACCAAGAATCTCGACAAGGCACTCCCCGCTGAAGAATATGACTCAGCGTTCGACGATGCGGTCGAAGAGATGGATGATGACTGAATTAGAAAACGGCGGCGACGAGATCAAGCGCGGTCGCGGTCGCCCGCCGCTTCACCGGGAAGAGGTGAAGTCAGTTGAGCCGGTTCAAGAGGAAAAGGTGAAGATCATTCTTGAAGAGAATGAGAACATTCCTCCGACTGGTCAGTTCTTTGGGTTGAATGACAAGAGCTACATCCTGCGTCCTGGCGAGATAGCGGAAGTGCCGATTGGCATTATCGACATTTTGGATAACGCTGTAGAGTCGCGTCCTGTTGTCGATCCTTCCACGAAGCAGACGGTTGATTATCGTCCGCGTCATCGTTTCGGCTACCGGATCGTTAAGTAAGATTGTGCTATGGTGGTCACATGAATGCTGGCGTTTATGTGATCACCTGCTTACCTACGGGCAAGCGTTATGTTGGCAGTTCTGCTAAGTCGCTGAAACATAGGTTCAGGACGCATCTATCACAGCTTCGCAACAGCAAGCACCATTCAAAGTACATGCAGCGAGCATGGAATAAATATGGTGAAGATGCTTTCAGATTTGAAATTGTAATCGTTTGCCGTCCAGAAGATTGCGTAATGTACGAGCAGTCTGTAATTGATCTTTACAGGCCGGAATTTAATACAAGCCCGACTGCTGGATCTTGCCTTGGCTGTAGGCATTCTCCAGACGTTGGGAAGCGTCATTCGGAGAGATTGAAGCAGGAATATGCTTTAGGCCGCAGACGGGACGTTTTTTCGTCTATAAGGCACACGCCAGAATATAAGCGTAGTCTTCGCGAAGGAAAGCAAAAATACTACAGGAATAATCCTGAAGCTGTCTTGGCGAATATTGAACGCATGAACGAGGCAACTCGCAAGCTTTATGAAGTTCGTGGTGAAATGCTCACTCGCCATCAAGTTGCCGAGAAATATGGTTTCAAGCAGTGGACGATAAATAGACGCATAGAACGCGGATTAATTGGTGAAGAACTAATAGCGCCGTTGCACGCCAAGCTTAGGCAAGAACGCAAGCCGTGGTCAAAAGACAACAAGAGGCTTTTAAGTGTTAAACGCTACCTTGTTAATGGTGAGCTTTTGACGGTGAGCGAACTGTCAGAAAAATATGGAATTGGGAAGGCATTGATATTTGACAGAACCAAGCGAGGCGTATGTGGTGATGCGCTGGTACGTCCGAAACGGGTGCTGAAATGACTCTGCAACAGCTTGTCGATTATTTGAAAAATAACATTCTTTACGACAGGTCTGATAGGGTTGCCGGGACACCAGACTATTTGTGGTCTACGGAAACGCTTGTGACAATGATCAACGAAGCCCAGCGGCGTTTCGCGCGCCGTGGGCTGATTATCCGAGATGGAACTTCTGACGTTACGAAGGTGACGCTTCAGACGGGCGTCAACGAATACGCCCTCGATCCGAGCATTCTGGCTGTCATGTCGGCCCGCTACCAGGACGACAAAGCCGATCTGGCGCGAGGCGGTCACGCGGCGTTGGATACGTATCGTGTTCCTGACACATATTTCTTCGACCCGTCTCAGCTATCGACGATGCCGGATGGCAAGCCGCTGGCGTTTGCGACAGACGAATATCTCAGCACGGACGACTATGACTCCGTGTCTGCCGTGACGCTCCGCGTCTATCCGACGCCTAGCTCCGACTACAACACCAAGCTTATTAATCTCCGCGTTATCCGTATGCCGGTCGATGATTTGACAACGGCGAATATGGCGGCTGTGCCAGAGATCCCAGTCGATCACCATCTTGAGATGCTAGACTGGGCCGCTTACCTCGCGCTGCGTATCGTGGATGTGGATGGCGGAATGCCAGCGCTTGCGGAGCGGTTCAAGGCGTCGTTCGAGGAGAACGTGAAGCTCGCGCGCGACAACGCCATGCGCAAGATGTTTGCCCCGTCGCCGTGGGGTTTCGGCAAGAACGGCTTCTCTTGGGTTAGGGACGCTTATTAGACGCGCCTCGTAGCGGGGTGGTATTACGATACCAACATCCCGCGTGAGGTTTGATGATGGGTTATTACAACAATCTTCCGTCCTTCGAGCCTTTTGTAGATCCTAATTCATTTGGCGGCGGTCGCATGTCGCCAGCAGACCGCGCGACTATGAACATGCGCATGGATCGCGCCGTTCCAGACGCTGAACCTGCGCCGAAAGCCTTGCCGCTAAAGCTGCTCCCACTTTCTCCCAATAATCCGATGCGTGGTTTGCCTGTTGCTGACAGTCTCGACGGGGAGACTTTTGAAGACCCCTCTTATTGGAATTTACGCATACAGCCCACCCCGACCCGACCACCTGCCATTACCTCCAGCTTCCCGGTTCTTCGCAGCCGCGACACTCCTCCGGCTCTCCCGGTTCCGCAGCCGGATGTGTCCTACGGTCAGCCGCCTGCTGTCATGCAGCCGGTCGATTCCACGCCAAGCGCTTTCTCCCGATACGCTGGCGACATCGCGGGCAAGACGTTTCTGCCGTATGTCCAAAGCGCCATTACCAATGCGCAGGAAGGCAACTACGCACGAGCAGCAGGTTCGGCTGCTGGCGCTGTTAAGCAGGCTGTTTGGGATGCGCCTCTAACGGCTATCGGTGGCGTAGCTAATGAGGTTGGCGCTGGCTACAACGAGTTCAAGCAGGGTGCTGGCATAGGCAACACGCCATTCAAGACGGCGTTCGCGTCTTATGTCAGGCCGAATGAAGCGGCTCCGGCTGCTACCAATACTCCAGCCGCCACGCCTCCTGCCGCGAATGCTGCTGGTCGCCCCGTTGTCGCTCCTGTTCTGCAGAACGGCCAGCGTCTATCGGAACTTTACCCTGAACGCTTCAAGGGAGTTCCGAAGTTCAGCGAAGTGGTGGCTGGCGGCGCTAACAACCCATACAAGCTGCCGCTGACTACGGCTGAGCAGAACTACAACGCGCAGGTTCAGCGTTCGATGGAGCTAGAGAACCGCGCGCGGGAACTGTCGAATGTGGATCGCTATCGCGCCACGCAGTTGCATGACCGTAATGCGATGGCCGCTCTTGAGGCGACTCGCGGCGGTCCCGGCGACTCTAATCGCGGCATTGTCCGCGAGGAATATGACCCGCGCTATGTCCATTATCCGAAAGAAGGCAACACGGCTGAAGACAAGGCCGACATGATAAGCCAGCGTGAGAAGGCGGTTCAGGAAGCCTTATTTGATCCCGCGCCTGGAATACCTAACGATATTAAAATCGCCAACGCAAGGCGTCGGTATCCTGACCTCGTCAGCGCCTATCTGGCTTCTGGCAAGCAGTCTCCGTATGCAGATGTTGAGGACTACATCTCAAAGCTTACGGGCATGACATACAACGGTAAATACTTCACTTCGGGACAGTGATAGTTGCCATATCCGCTCGATAAAAATCGCCTGCCGCTGCCGACCCTGCGTGAGCAGATGGGGCCGCTCGATAATTTCACTTCTGGCGTGAAGCAGGGGTGGAATACAGGTCAGTCGATGTTCGACGCTGGCGTAGCTGGTCTCGCGCGCGCTGCTGGCTTTCAGGACACAGCCCGTGATTGGGAAAAATCCGCTGATGAGCAAGCTGCGGAAGCTGCTCAATATGCAAACCCGTCCGTTCAAACAGCGCCTTGGAGAGAGGGTGGTGGAGGTTGGTCTAATGCCGCTCCGTGGCTTCTCAACCAAGCTGGACAGTTGGTGGGCGGTGCTGCGCCTATTGCTGGCGGTCTTGTGGCTGGCGCTGCTTTGTCTCCTGTTCTGCCGGAGGCGGCAGCTACGGGACTTGGTTTCGGGTTGGCGGCGCTTCCTCAAGCGGTTGGCTATAACTATGAGCAGGTAAGGCAGGGCAACCAAGCGCAAGGTCTTGGCGAGCCGACGCAGGAACAAGCTCAGAGTGCTGCGGCCTGGGGTGTCCCGGCTGCTGCGTTGAACGCTATCGCTCCGTCTGCAGCCACAGGTATATTTGGTAGGGCTGTCGCCAAGACTGCGACAGATACGGCTTCGCAGATGGCAAGCCGCACAATGCTAGACGCAGCAAAGGACGTTGCAAAGGTTGGCGTCGATAATGCGCTGGCGACTGGCGCGCAGACCGCTATCGGCCATAGCTTCCGTCCTGACGTAACGCCTGAAGACAAAACCAAGGATATGTTTGATAGCATCGTCACCGGATTTATTGGTGGCGTTGGAATGGGCGGTGCTGGCGAAGTTGCTGGCCGCGTTATCAAGCGGCTGTCTGGCAATACGCCGACGCAGGATCTTGATGCTGTAACGAAGCAGATGCTGGAGCCGGAACAGCAACCAGCCGCGCGTCCGCAAACTGTAGATGGTAGCGTCAGTTTCCTTGACGAAGGCGAAACCCCCGCTCCTCAAGAAGTAGCCCCGCCTGACGTTCCTCGCCAATACATGGTTGAGGCTGAACGTGCTGCGCGAGATGGCACGCTCGATCAGCGTATTGCGGCAGCAGAGCAAGGTGGCGATACACTGCGTTCACGTGCGTTTCAGTTATTCAAGGGCGTTCTTGGCGACGAAAGCGGCTCTCTTAAAATTGGTTCCGAAACTGGAGCTGATGGCAAGGAGCAGCTTCTGATCGACGGCGTCGATCCTGTCACTGACAAAGATCGTATGGCTCTTATGGCCGAAAGGCCGCTTGGCAAGGATCGCGCGCAGGCTCCCGCTGGCGGCATGTTCGATGAAGCGAATACGGCCCAGCCGGATATGCTGGCTGAAGCGCCGAAGCCGAAGGCCGATCTACAGGCGCTGATGGCTGCGTCTAAAGAGCGTGGGGCGAAAGCGCAGTCTCTTATTGAAGAGGCGCTGAAGCAGCCGAAGCCCAAGCTTATTCTTGAGAAGGACGGTCAGACGCTTGTTCTAAGCCCCGGCTTGGAGGGCAAGCCCTATCGCATGACATCGTTCGACGAGAAAGGTCCGATTGGTCATCGCGAATACGGTGAAACCGATCAGCGATGGATGGCTGACGAAGTCAGCATGGCGCTGAATCAGGGTTTCAAGGTTCGCGAGAGCAAGCCCGTAAGTGCTGCTGAAGTTGCGCCGAAGCCTTCTGCACTCGGTAAAATTGGCGAAGCAATCTCCAATCTCGCCAAAGACGAGCGTGGTTCTCTCCGCATCAGCGATAGCGGCGCGGACGAGGCTGCTGCTTTCCAGGGGTTGCTAGACGAAAAGCAGAAAAAGCCAGCGCGCGTATCAGAGCCGCAGCCGTTTCATGAACTGTTGCAGGCCAAAGGCGGTATCTTTGGAACACCAGACACGCGCGGCCATTTGGAGAAGCTTGCTCCGGTTGGCGACAAGGATGAGGTCGTTACGAAGAAAGGCGTGCAGACAGTTCTTCATAGGGCCGACCCTATCGAGATGCAGGTCCGCGCTGAGCGTCACGACATTACCGATAAGGCTGAACGCGAGCAGCTTGGTCTTGGTGGAATTGATATTCACGAAGCCGCGCGCCTTGGGGTTGAGTTGGGTTATCTGCCTGAAGGTTCCGGCCCGAATGAGCTAGTCGATCTTCTGCACAGCGGCGAGCGGGCGTATTCCTCCGCCGATCAGGATCAGGCTCACGAATATTACGCGCAGCAAGCGGACGCCGAGCATCAGAAAATACTGAAGGATAACCGCAAGGCGATCCGTGAACAGTTCCCTGACGAGAAACAGAACGTAATTTCGCGCGCCGCAAAACTGTGGGCAGATAATCCGAGCGAGTTTAGCGCGGAAGACGCTGTTCGTGGGGCGAAGGCAGAGATTAGTGGCGGGCCGGAAGTTGCTGGCTTCTCTGAGTCGGCGTTCTCCGAACCAGCCGAAGGCGCACCTGCCCCCGTCCCGTCGCGCGTTCTAAAGCAGGATGTCGTCAAGGCGCAGAAGTTTATCAAGGAAGATCCAGAGGCGTTCGATCTGGTTGTCTCCGACATGGAGCGCTCCGGCGATCCTCGCGCTACCGCGTATCGGCAGGTTCAGGCTGAGTTCGTCAAGGAAGCAGAGAAAAATGCCATCGTCCGTAGAGTCGGTGGGACAGAGGCGAAGTTTGTAGAGACGCCGAAAGGTGTTGTCAGGCTCCCCGACCCGCCGAATGTGAAGCAGCCCGTAGACCGTCCCGCTGGCGCACCGGCAATACGTGGGCCGCTGGGTGAGGCTCCTGCTGTTCCGCCGTTGCCGCCTGAAGCTGCGACGCCTCGCACGGCTGATGAAATCATTGCGGCCCCTCCTGGCGGTGGCGGTCGCGGCAAACCTCCACGTGGTGGCGGGGGTGGTGGAGGTGGTGAGCCGCCTGAACCTCCAAAGCTTCCTGACCGTGATTATTCCGGCCATCCTCTCCGCTCGGTGGATGACGTTAATAGCGCCTATGCGCGGTTCGCGCGGTCTGTGAAAGAGGGCAAAGTCGGGCAGGCGCTTCGTGCGCTGGGGCTATACGTCACGACTGAGCATCATCATGACGTTATGTATGGGAAGCTCGTTCCAGAGTTTCACGCGGTGAATGTCGAGCGTGAAAAGCGCAACGCCATGAACCAGCGTATGCAGGCGAACGCGCTACACACCCAAGCTGAAATGAAGGCTGTCGCTAATGATCGAGCGGCGCGTGCGGCTTTTGATTCCGCGCTGAAAGTTGAGGCCGCACACCAGCTTGGCATTGACCCGTCTGTTCCTTGGGAAAGGCAGACGCCGCGCGTTCGTAACGAGGGTGGTCGTTATCGCGACATCTACGACAAGGCGCGCGAAGCTTACACGACGGTAAGTAAAGATCCGAAAGCTTCGTCTGTCCTAGAGAATATGCGCGCTCAGTATGAGACGAACTTCAGTATGCCAGCGGCGGCTGTTCTGTATCGTTACCTGAAGCGCAATAAGAACATGAAGGAAGAGTCGAACGCCGATTTGCTCGCTCGTCTCGTAAGTCCCGCGCATGAACTGCTGAATAATCCAGACGCCGATATGTCTCCGAACGGCGCGATGACGCACGCGGTTTCATCGCTGAACGACTTGACGCAAATCGCAAAAGAACTTCTGTCTCGCCTGCCTGAAGTCACGAAGAAAGAAATTGCAAAAGACAGCCTTGGCAATGACTACATAAAAGAGACAAAAGTCTCCGCAGATCCGCAGCTTCAGGAATATGTCGATAACATCGAGAGCAATAAGGGTAGGCTGAAAGACACAGTCTATTCGCACCTTATGCGCCAGGGTAAGCACGGCCTGTCCTTCACTATCGCTACGGATGGCGAAGGTATGATCCTGCCGGAAGCGCTGAAGGCTGTTCAGGATGCTGTGAAGGCTGACGGCTTTAATGTCGTTATTGATCCGCTGTCTCATCAGCCTGATGTGTTCATTCGCTCAGACAATACGGCGCAGATCGCCAATCTGAAACGCACGATCATCAAATTGTCTGAGGCTGGAGCCGTCCAGAAAGATAATATCAAAAGCGGCGATATGGATCTTTTCAACAAGAGCGGTTCTGCCTCGCGCCTTGTCGAGAAGATGATTCAGGAGCTAGAGGCGAGCGACGAGTTCACACCGCCTGAAGGCGCGTCTTCCAGAATGGCCGAGGCGTTGAAGCGTAAAAAAGACGACCAGATCACCATGCTTCGCAACATGGCGATTCATTTCATGCCGGATGCTTCTGCCGCCAAATCTCAGCTTCATAGGCAGTATGTCGCCGGTTTTGAAGCAGACCCGTTCCGTGCGCTCGCAAAGCAGTCCATTGAAGTCGCTCAGCATTTCTCGAACCTTCTCGGAACAGACGAGGTCAACGACAGGCTTGGCGATTTCAAGAAGGTTTGGGAGGCGTCGAAGAACGTCGATCACAGGCTGCATGAATACGAGCAGACGATTGCTGCGCTTTATAACCACGCGATGGGCCGTGAGGAAGATCGCCAGTTGAACCTTAGTGGTTCGTGGCAGGATATGATCCAGTCGATGGTCTTCTCAAAGATGCTCGGCTTTAACCTGTCCACTGCTATTCTTCAGCCGCTTCAGGTCGCCACATACGGTATCCCCGAACTGTCCAAAAAGGTCGGGTATATGAAGGCGGCTACGGCTGTAGCGGCGTCTACTGAAGACGCATACAAGGTTATGCGCGCTGTCTGGAGTGAGGCGTGGAATGCAGGTGGTCTTGCGATTACAGACATGCCTATCACGACAGAGGCGCTAAGACGGGCGAGATTGGACGACGAGAATACACGCTTCGCGATCAACGTCATTAACCGCGGACACGTTGATACTGGTGGCATCAATAGAAGCTTGGGCCACATTGCCAATGCGCGTCTCGATGGCGGCAAGTTCGAGAGGGGCATAGACTCCTACACTCGCTCAGCTTCAATGATGGGTTACTACGCCGAGACGTTTACTCGCGTCCAGATGGCGCTAGCTGCAAAGAAGGTTTTCGAGCAGCGCCACGGCAAGGCTGAGTTTGGAACACCGGCCTGGGATAAGATGGTTGACTACGCCGGTCATACAATCGACGAGGCGTTATTTAATTACGGGAACGACAACCGCGCGCTGATGACGGCGAACGGGCCAAAGGGTCTGTTTGGCAACACTACAAAGCTTGCGTTCGTCTTCCAATCCTACTGGATGATGGCTGCTGAGAAGATGTATCGCGAGATGCACGCGATTGTTTCTCATGCGCCGGGGGCTACGCCAGAAGAGGCTGCTATAGCCCGCAAGGAAGCGTGGCGTTTCATGCTCGGCCACGCCGCCGCGACGGCTGCTGTGGCTGGCGCTCTTGGCCTCCCCGGCATGGCGGTCTTCTCCGCGATCTACGACAAGCTTCACGACAAGGTTAAGCCTGAAGCTGGCCCGTATGACATGAAGCAGTCCTTCGCGAACTTCCTTGAAGTGACGTTCGGACACTCCATCGGTGACGCCCTCGCGCATGGTCCGTCGCGCCTACTTGGCATGGACGTTTCTGGGCGAACCTCCGAGGCTGATTTCGCGCCTGTTCCGTCCTTCCTGCTGGATCGTGGACCGATGGCCCCCGCCATGAAGAAGTGGGCGGCGTCCCGAATGGGCGCTGGCGAGAGCGTCGTCGAGGAATTGGCGCGCGGCTACGACAAATACAACAACGGCGATCTTATCGGGGCCGTCGCCTCGCTGTTCCCGGCTGGTGGCCGCAACATGATCCTCGCTGGTCAGCAAGCGGCTTCTGGCACGTATCGGGACAACCGTGGTCGCGTCATACCAAACGCCAAAGTGACGCCCACTGGCGTTGCGGTCCAGGCTATCGGCTTCAAGCCACAGCCTCTTGCCAGAGAGCAGGAGTCTGATCAGGCGCTTCGTCGTTACGACACGACGATGGACTATGAGTCTGGGATACTCGTCAATCGGATGCTCAAAGCGAAGCGCGACGGGGATAGGGTTTCATACAATCGTATGCTTCCCGAAGCGCGCAAGTTCGAGCGCGACCACCCCGGCCACTCCATAGTTGACAGGGTCGAAGACACATACAAGCGTGAGTTCAAAGAGCGGGATAAGGCTCTGAAGACGGGCGTCCCGCATACACGGTGGACGAAGGATAAACGGCGCACACAGATGATCCAGCCGTATATCGACAGCCTACCGAAACAGTAGCCTTATTATGCGAGCAAAGAGGGTGATGATATGAGTGACATGAAGGTTCTATCAGGCGCGAAGCAAGCGACGATTGAGGCCGTGATTATTCGCGCTGACGGGACGAGGGTGCCTTTGGGAGTTGTCTCCTACTGGCATAAAAACCCGCTCAAAAGGTGGGCTTGGCGGTTGGAGAGAGCGGTCAAGCGATTTGTCGGAAAGGTGAAATAACATGGTCGCTCGCGTTCAAAATAACGGCCTCGCCAATATCACGGCTGGCTGGGATGCCTACGCTTCTCGCCCTCTCTACATTCAGTGGGGAACGGGTTCCGCCGCCGCTGCTTCGGCTAACGTGGTTACGACCACGACCACGACCGAGTCCCGCACGACTGGCTCTTCGTCTCGCGTTACGACCACGCAGACGAACGACACGTGGCAGGTGACTGGCACTGTGACCGCCGCTGGCACTCGCGCCATCACTGAGGTCGGCCTGTTCGACGCGGCTGGTTCCGGCTCGCCTCCGACGGGCGGTAATATGTGTGTCTACGGTGACTTCTCGGTCATCAACCTCGCGTCGTCTGACTCCATCGCGTTCACCGTGAAGGTTCAGTTCACCTAAGAGGCGACCATGTATATGCAGGTCAAGATCCATGACGGCGAGGAAGACCCCGCCGTCGATGCTTTCGAGCATTTCGATGGGGAGCTTGTGATCGGCTTCGTCGCCCCCAACGGCGACGAGATCGACATGGCGTCCTTCGTTAGCCCGCGCATCGTCTACGTGAGCCGCGAAGAGCTTATGGCGCTTCCGGCCTGATAATGTTCTCGTTGAGGTAGCTGATGGCAAACGCGACTTACAACCGCGCGTGGATGACAACTGCCACAACGGGAACCGGCACGATTACACTCGGCTCGGCAACGTCTGGATACCAGACGTTTGCTGCGGCTGGCGTCCCAGACGGGAAGGTGATCGACTATGTGATCATCGACGGGACGAACTGGGAAATTGGTACCGGCACCTATACGAGCAGCGGCACCACTCTCAGCCGCACTCTCGGGTCTAGCTCGACTGGCTCGCTTCTCAATCTCACCGGCTCGGCCACCGTTTTCATCTCCCCCAACGCTTCGACGAGTGCGGCTGTCGTTGTCAGCACCACGCCCCCGTCTAACCCAGGCGACGGCGTCCTGTGGTTTGATTCCACCTACGGCAAGCTGAAAATCTACTATACGGACGCCAACTCTTCGCAGTGGATTGACGCTTTTGTCGGAACGGTTGGCCCCGCTGGACCGGCTGGCGCGGCTGGCGCGACAGGCGCGTCAGGCACCATAGACGGCACGACTGTCACGACGTTCACGGGCATTCTGAAGGGCAATGGCAGCAATATCTCTGCGGCCACGTCTGGAACAGATTACCTCGCGCCGCCATCTGGAACGTCGATCCTCAAAGCAAATAGCGGCGGCGCACTCGCGAATGCTGCGGCGGGGACGGACTACCTCGCGCCAAGCGGTGCGCTCGGAACACCGTCTTCTGGAACTTTGACGAACTGCACGGGCTTGCCGATCTCAAGCGGCGTGTCTGGTCTTGGCGCGAACGTGGCGACATTCCTTGGCACCCCGAGCGCGACCAACTTTGCGGCGGCTCTCACGGGCGAGACAGGCACCGGGAACGTCGTCTTTGATACCGCGCCAACGATCACGGGCCTTGCTCTTGCGGCTGGGACGGCGTCGGTCCCGCCGCTCGATTTTGCGTCTGGCACGAACCTCACATCGGCAGTCGCTGGCGCGGTCGAATACGACGGCACTGTCTTTTATGCGACCCCGTTCGGGACAAGCAGGGGCGTCATCCCCGGCGAACAGCTTGTCGTCCTCGGGACGGCATACACGCTGACATCGCAGACCGCCGCGCAGAAACTGTTCAATGCGACGGCAAACGGCAGGGTCGATCTCGCTGTCGGAACATACTGGTTTGAGTGCGGCTTTTCTCTGACCTCGATGTCTGGCACAACGCAGACTTTTGGCTTCTCGCTTGTCGCTGGCACGGCTGTCATCGCCTCGCAGGGCTGGCGCTCGATGGCGGCGAAGGCGGCTCTCGCCACGGGCAGCACACTTAGCGGAACATTCAGCACCGCCGCGAACACGGCCCTGACCCCAAACAGCACCAGCACGACAGGCCACGCCTTCATCTGTGGCTTCGTCCGCATATCCACAGCCGGCACGCTGATCCCGTCTGTTTCGCTCGGCGTTGCGGCGGCGGCTGTCGTTGGCGCGCAATCGTATTTCCGAATCTTCCCGATAAGTTCGACAAGCGCAGCGGCGACCAACATCACGGTCGGAAACTGGAGCTAACACATGGCCGCTCTCGACTTCCCGACAAGCCCCACAGACGGGCAGACCTATTCCGCCAACGGCTACATCTGGACGTATAACAGCGCGACGACTTCGTGGCTGTCGTCCAATCTCGGCGCACCGACAGGCGGCGGAAGTGACGCAATCTTCTATCTGAACGACCAGACAGTAACGTCCAACTACACGATCCCCACGGGCGACAATGCCGGTAGCTTTGGGCCAATTACGATTGCGAGCGGTGTCACGATAACTATTCCAAGCGGCCAAACGTGGACGGTGGTGTAATGCCGATAAAACTCAAAGGCGCGACTTCCGGCGATGTGACGCTCGACGTTACCGCTGTCGCAGGAACAAACACCGCAACTTTTCCTGCCGCAACAGGAACTGTTGTTGTTTCAACCGCAGTAAGTGCTTCTACAACGAACACTGTGACGAACAAGATAGCAATCAATATCGGCGGGACAACTTATTACCTTCTCGCTTCAACGTCAGGGACGTAAGACATGCCTATTGTTCTCAATGGCACAACCGGCGAAGTCTTCCCGTCATGGACAACTGCCGGTCGCCCGGCGGCTCCTGTCGCTGGACAGACGGGGTATAACTCCACGCTTGGAATTGTGGAGACGTATAACGGTTCGTCGTGGGTTCCGACCGGAGGCATTGCCGGGCTTGGCCCCGCGTTCGACGCCTACAAAAACGCTACGCAGACCCTTGGCGCAAACTCGTGGACAAAGCTGACATTCACTGTCGAGAACTTTGACACGAACAGCAACTACGACACAAGCACCTCGCGGTTTACGCCGACGGTTGCGGGCTATTATCAGATTTCAGCGGCGACCGGCTACACGGCTAGTGCGACAGTCGGCGTCAGCATTTATAAAAACGGCGCGATTGCAAAATACGGAACAAATGGAACTGGATTTATGTGCGTTGTCTCTGCGCTGATATATCTCAACGGATCTACTGATTACATCGAGGCGTGGGGGATCAATGTTGCCGGTGGAACAATCGCCGCCAATAACGAGAACGCTTATTTCTCGGCCTTCCTTGCGAGGTCCGCATAATGTCCACGCTCAAAGCAACCAACCTCCAGAACGCCAGCAGCGCAACGGTCAATCTGGCGCTCGATACGGCGGGCAACGCGACATGCGCCGGAACGCTGGCGATGGCGTCGAGCTTTCTGAGAAATAGGATCATCAACGGTGGACTTGCAGTAGATCAGCGTAATGCCGGTGCATCTCAGACAATCACGGCTGGATCTGCTTTAGCCTATACTGTTGATCGTTGGTACGCCTACTGCACAGGCGCAAACGTCACGGGTCAGCGCGTCACTGGTGCTGTTGCGAATACGTATCGCTATCAGTTCACAGGCGCGGCGTCGGTCACGGCTATCGGCTTTGCGCAGCGTATTGAGGCTCTGAACAGCGCAGACCTTGCTGGCAAAACGGCAACACTCTCTGTCGATCTAGCGAACTCGCTGCTGACGACTGTAACATGGACGGCTTATTACGCGAACACCGCCGACACATTCGGGACACTCGCCAGCCCGACGCGAACGCAGATTGCGACGGGGACATTCACGGTCAATTCGACGGTGACGCGATACTCAGCGCAAATCAGCATTCCGGCTGGTGCGACCACGGGCATCGAGATTGTGCTGAGTGTCGGCTCGCAGACGAGTGGCACGTGGACGATTGGCGATCCGCAGCTTGAGGAAGGTGCTGTTGCTACCCCATTTGAACGCCGCAACTGCGCGCAAGAGGTAAGTTTCTGTAGCCGCTATTTTCAGAAACTTGGCGGCACTACACTCGCTGACATAGTTATTCAAGGATACGCTGTTAACGCAAGCTTTAACATTGCCTCGACAACGGCTATACCACAAATGCGGAAAGAACCGATAGCCTCAGTCGCAGGAACATGGGGCAATGTTAATGCCTCTGCGCTTAACTTCTATATTTCACCAACGTCTGTCGGATTGCAGGCAGTCTCCGCGGCCGCAGGCGCAGTTAGCGTTTACACGCAAAACACGACGACATATTTAACGCTAAATGCGGAGCTATAAGAAATGATAACTTATACACTCAACAAATCGGGTGATATTGTTATCCGCGAGGATGAAAATTCCCGCACATATATTCCGATTGGCTCAGACAGCACTGAATACCGCGAATATCTCGCGTGGCTTTCCGAAGGAAACGAACCGACACCATATGCTCCCCTGCCACCACCTGTCCCGCAACAGATCAGTGACCGACAGTTCTTCCAGCAGGCGGCTGTTGACGGGCTGATAACTCAAGACGAAGCCCTAGCGGCTGTCTCCACTGGAGCAATCCCGGCAGTCCTTCAGACCATTGTGGACGGCATTACGGACCCCGCAGAGCAATTCGTCGCCAAGATGCTGCTCTCTGGCGCGACGGTGTTCGAGCGCACCCATCCGTTCACTGAGGCCGTCGCCGCTGCGCTGGGCTGGACGAGCGAACAGATCAACGGTTTCTTCGTGGCCGCTTATCAACTGTGAGGTAAGGGGATGTTCGGAGGCGGTCCCGTCGCATCAAGGCCAGTTGCGTCGGCGCTGAGTTCCGGCGCGACCGCGTTCGCCAAGACCGTCTCCGCTGTAGCCACGACTTCTGTCTCGGTCATCAAGAGCGTGGCGAAGGCTATCGCTTCATCAGCGGCTTCCGCGACGACGGCTCTCAGGTCAACGGGCAAGCGTGTCTCCGCAAGCTCGTCAACGGCGACGACTCTGAGGCGGGCGGTAGGCAAGACTATTGCATTCGCCGCCACTACGACTACGACGGTTCGCAGATCAGCCGGGAAGCTGATTGCTGTCGTATCGACCAGCGCAACGACCGTCGCCGTTGTGAAGACATTCCTACGGACAGTGTCCGCGTCTGCCGCTACCACGACAACTATCGTCAAAAGCGTAGGCAAGGTTGTCGCGGCTACGGCGACATCGACGACGACGCTTCTAAGATCCACGGAAAAGCGCATCTCCGCGACTGCTTCGACGAATGCGACATCCCTGAAGTCCGTCTCCAAGGCCGTTTCTCTGTCGTCAGCGACAACTACGTCCTTCACAAAGTCTGTCGGGAAGATCATCTCTCTCGTCTCGACTACGGCCAGCACGATCCAGGCGACGTTCCAGTCTGGGGTAAACAACTTCAACCAGACAATCTCCGCCGTCGCGACTACCACCACGACCTTCAGTAAGGCGGTCAGCAAGAACATCTCCGCCTCTCTGGCGTCCACCACAGCGGTCATCAAGAGCGCGGCGAAGACTGTCTCGGCGTCTGCCGCTTCCGCGACATCGCTCGTCAGGAGTGTCGGCAAGCGCGTCTCCGCGTCGTCCGCGACGACTACTGCGCTCACGGCATTCAAGACGGCCCTACGGACTGTTTCCGCCACGGCGGCTACAACCACGACACTCATCAGGTCTGCCGCGAAGACCGTATCTCTCACAGCGGCGAGTGCTTCTTCCTTCGTCAATCGGGCTGGGAAGACAATAGCCGTGACGGCTACCTCGACGACGACGGTCGCGGCTCTCAAAACATTCATCAAGCTGGTTTCGGTCACGGCCACGACGACAGTAGCGCTCGTCAGGTCTGCCGGGAAGATTGTGGGTGTGTCGGCCACGACAGCCACATCGTTCACGAAGCAGGTTCTGAAGTCGGTTGCGGTGACGGCTGTATCGACGAGCAGCGTCCTCGCCCAGAAGGCGTTCCTGAAGACGATCTCGGTCGTCTCCACGACGACGGCCACCCTCATCCGGCAGGCTGGCAAGGTCATCGCCCCCGCTGCGACGACGGCGACCACCCTGGTCAGGCAGACTGGGAAGCGCGTCTCAGCAATTGGCGCGACGACCGTCTCGTTCCTCCGCTCGGTGGGCAAGCGCGTCACGGCCACCGCCACCTCATCAACGGCTGTCAGCCGCGCGGTATCGAAGGTTGTCTCTGTCGTCAGCGCGGCAACGACCACCATCACTCAGGTCAAGGTCAGGCTCGTTACGATTCTTGCGACGGCGACCACAGCGGCGACATTCAGGCGCGCGGTTGGGAAGCCGATCTTACTTTCATCTGTTCTTGCTGCTTCGATGATGAGGGCTGTAGCGGTGCGAGTGGCGGTCTCCGCTGCGACAGCTATTTTCGTAACCAAATCCCTTGGTAAGAACGTCGTTATTTCACTGGTTGCCGCTGTAAATATCGCGCCTTCTGCCATCTTCAACCGCATCGTTGCTGTAACTACCGCAACGAGCGTCGCCTTCACGAAGGGTATTTCCAAGCTCGTTGGCTCGATTGTTTCGACAGTCGTTAGCTGGATCAGGGTAGTCACCTCAACCGGGTTCGGCGGTAAGGCAGACTTCAAATGGCAAGCGCCTGTAGTTGACTTCTCATTAGTTGAGGAAGCGTCTCTCGCGGCAAACGTATGGCTCGCGGCCACCACCTGCATCGACCTGATGTCCCCTGAAGTTCTCGCCCTTATTTCACAGGAGGGAGACGTTGATGGTAGGTTCGCTCCCGATGCAGATGGCGAGTTTGGCGTCGATAACAGCACTGACGCCTGTTGCCAGTTCAAGTGGGGCCTGACTGATGCAGAGGTTCGTTCGGGGTAACAAAATCGTTTGCTCTGGGACGTTCACGCCAGTTAGTGGGACGGCGCAGCCGACCACTGTTTCTGCGGTTCTGACCTTCAAAGACGCGACCACTGGAGCCGCTACTTCGTCAACCGTTGCGCTGACGGCTGATGCTGAGAACGTGTGGACAGGGGTCTGGGATAGCCTTCTGGCGCAGGAAGGCGAGGTCGAGTGGCGCATTCAAGGTAAGGGCGCTCTCCAGGCTGCGCAACAGGGCAAGTTCCTCCTGCAAGCGAACGACGCGAATGTGGAGGCGCTTGACCCGTGACGGATTTTGCAGGAGCCGCCAAGCCGATTACGGCTAACGAGATTGCGCACGCTGCTAATGTGGCGAAGCTCGGACTCGCGGAGGTCCGCGCCGTCATGGCCGTCGAATCTCGCAACTCTGGCTACGACGGTCGCCGCCGACCGCTCATCCTGTTTGAGCCGCACGTCTTCTATCGAAACCTGAGCGGCGCGCAGCGAGATAAAGCGGTTCGCGCCGGTCTGGCGTATCGGTCGTGGGGACAGATGAAGTATCCCCCCGGCTCGGACGCGCAGTATCTGCGCCTAGCGCAGGCGATCAGGATCAACGAAGAGGCCGCGTATCGGTCGATCTCGATGGGTATGGGGCAGGTTCTCGGGGAGAACTACAGAGCCGCTGGCTGCTCGTCGGCAAAAGAGATGTTTGAAGAGGCAAAGGAGAGCGAAGCCAAGCAGCTTCGCCAGATGCTTCGCTTCATTGAGAACCGTGGACTGTCGAAGTTTCTTCGCGAACACAACTGGCATTCGTTTGCCAGGGGCTACAACGGTAGCGGGCAGGTCGATAAATACGCTGGCTGGCTTCAGCGTGAATACGTAAAATGGTCTCGCATCGTATCGAAGCCGCGTTCTGAACTGACGGCGAAAGATCTGAAAGACGCTGGCAGCAAGATCGTTACGAACGCCGACACCGCTAAGAAGGCTATCGCCACAGCGGCTGTCACCGCCCCAGCAGCCGGTGCGATTCTCGACACGGCGCAGCAGATCGTCGAGCCGGTATCTCAGGCCGTGCAAACAGCGCAGCAGGCGCAGGATACGTGGGGCTGGCTATCCGAGAACTGGGGCTTTGTCCTCGGCGCATTACTGATCACTGTCTTCCTCGTCGCCTGCTACTTCGCGTGGAGATCCGTGCAGAAGATCGAGAACGAGCGTGTCCAGAATGCTCGCGACGGCATGAACCAGAGGATCTAGGATGCCTGCTCTTCTTCCAATCATATCAGGTCTCTGGTCATTCGCCACCTCTCAGGTGGGCGTTCTGATGATCGCCATTCTCCTTTCCTATGGATACGGACACCACAAGGCTTCGCTCGCCTGCGACGAGCGGGAGGCTGTCTACAGAGCCGAGATGGTTAAGGCGCACGCTGCGGAGTTGGCGCGTCAGCAGAAGGCTGCTGAAGCCATTGCCATCGCTGACATGAAGCGCGCTGACGAAGCTGTGCAGGCGGCTGACGCCATGCAGCAGGAAATTGAGTCACTGAAGATGCGTGTTGTTAAGAGGGGCGATGGTCATGCGAAGGATGGCGGCTGCGTTGTTGATGGCGATTACGCTCGCAGGGTGCAACGCCTCGATAGGGCTGGACGACACTAGGCCGCTCCTGCCGCCGATTGCCGCGTCCTGCAAGAAGTATCCTCTGCCGCCAGTCGTTCAGGGGAAGCCGCTCCCTGTATTCGCTCTGGAGAACCGGAAGGCGTCGATTCTTAACGCCCTCGCCGTGGGCAACTGCCAGAAATTCTATGCGGAAGTCCGCGCAGCGTATGGGGCCAGATGAGATGCAACCGCAGCATAACCTGCAAGATGTGGGCGGATACCTGTTCGAGACTGCCTCGGAGAAGGTGACTGCCGCAATCGCCACTGGAGCGATCATCTCCCCGATATGGCTTCCTTACGCGCATGACATAGCCGCCCAGTGGGCGCCTGTCCTCGGCTGCGTCTGGCTCGTTCTTCAGATCACTCTCAAGCTCATAGATCGTGTGGCCGGTATCCGCCACAAGGATGAGGAGGAAACGCCGTGAAGCTTATTTTGATCGTATGTCTGGCGCTGTTATCGAGTGGGTGCGATGTCGCGCGCTATGCAGCCAAGTGCGTCACTGTGGCGAGCAGGACTTGTAATTGAGTAACCAGGATCAGAACAGTCAGGGGAGTGTAGTCTTCGCGGCATTCGATGGCCTGAAGAATACGACCTCGCGCGAGCGACTGAAGCCTTCAGAGTTGGAGACCGCGATCAATGTTGACATTGACGACGCTGGCCAAATCAGGCGGCGGCGCGGTTTCCACAAGGTTGGATCGGGGAATTATCACTCAATTTATTCTGACTCCACTAATACTATGTTGGTTGTTAAGGACGGCACTTTATCACTACTTTATCCCAACTACACGATCGTCGCGCTTCTTGCTGGCGTCGGTAGCGAACCTCTCGATTATGTTCGCGTGGCTGACGACATTTACTTTTCGTCTGCTACAACTTCGGGCAAGTATAATGTTGCGTCGAAGGCTGTCTCGGCGTGGGGGCAGACTGGCGGCAATGGAACATGGCTATCGCCAGTTGTTAACCCAACATCGACGCTCGGTCAGGTTAATGGCAAGCTACTTGGTAAGCCGCCTATGGCGACGAGCCTGACCTACTACAATGGCAGGATCTATCTCGCGCACGGGACAACTCTCTGGGCGACTGAGCCGTTCTTATACAACTACATCGACAAGACGAAGTCATTCGTCCAGTTCGAGTCAGACATTACGATGCTGGAGACGGTCACTGACGGGATCTATGTCGGGACTGATAGCAACGTCTACTTCCTTCAGGGCAATGCGTTTCCCATGCCGCGCACGCCGCTGATGAATTACGGCGTCCTGCCGCGTTCTTCTGTTCAGGTTCCTGCTGAACTTATCAAGCCGCAGATTGAACAGTCTCAGCAATTCCAGGCGAAGAATGCCGTCATGTTCCTTACGAAGTCTGGCGTTGTCGCGGGCTTCGACGGTGGCGTTCTTTACAATCTCACACAGTCGGAAGTGATCCTTCCTGACGCAACGTCTGCTGCTGTTATGTTCCGCAGGCAGGACGGCGTAAACTCTTTCGTTGCTGTTATGAACAGCGGCGGAACGCCCAGTAGCACCGCTGCTATTGGCGATCACTTAGACGCGCAGGTTGTGCGTTATACAGGAGCGTAAAATGACGGACTACCAGAAGACTGACGGGGGCATTCTGGTGCCGTCGTCAAAGGTTATCGTGAAGGGCGTTTATCACGGTCTTCATGTTCGCGATGGCAAGGTCATCGAGGAGTGGGAAGACGAGAACATTGTGCCAACCGAAGGGCTGAACCACATTCTCGGCGTTGAGCTTGCTGGCACGACGCAGGTTACGTCGTGGTTCCTTGCGCCATATGAGGCGAACGCGACTCCCAGCTCAACTTGGACGGCAAGCAACTTCGCAGCGAACGCAACCGAGTCCACGGCTTACACCTCCGGCACGCGCGTTACGTGGACCCCCGGCTCTGCGTCTGGTGGCGTGATCTCGAACACGGCTTCGCCTGCGACGTTTACGTTCAACGCTACGAAGACGATCTACGGCGCGGGCCTTCTGTCGGTCAGCACGAAGTCCTCGACTTCCGGCGTCCTGTTCTCGGCCTCACTGTTCAGCTCGGCTAAGTCGGTCGTCAATCTCGACCAGCTTATCCTGACCTACTCGTTCACGCTGACATCGAGCTAATAGCCCATGACGGTTTTTAACGTCACAGTCTCTGCGAACTGCACGACGACAACCACTAGGTTGAAGTCTGCGGGCAAGATCTTGTCTATCTCGGCAACGCGCGCCGTTACAGTCAACAAGTCTTTCCCAGGCAGTCTCTCTGAGACCATGTCGTTACCGTGGGCATTCAACGCGCTTGCTCCCGCCCTCGGCCTCACGGTCAGCGGCGGGGGCGGCAGCTTCAATTTCACTTCTACTCTGTCTAGAACGTGGGTTGCTGGCGCGGCTATCTCTGAGGCGTGCGGCGTCTCTGGCTCGCTTGGCGTTAATCAGGTTCTGAAGCAGATCCTCGCCCAGCAATTCGGCCTGACTGATCTCTTCACTGTCGGTCGCCCGATTACGATAGCGCAGGCGATGAATGTCGCCCCGGCCATTACAACTGTCCTTGGTGCATTGATCGCTGACAGGTTGGGGCTTGTCAGCACGAATGCCGCCAACATGACCTACAAGCAGACACTGCTTGAGGTTCTGGCCTTTAACGACCTACTCAAGAAGTTCCTCGCTGGCGTTCTTATGGATAACCTGAACGTCGCTCCGACATACAATGCGATTGGCGCTTACAAGCCTACCGTATCTGAGTCGATGAACCTTGCGCAGACGATGACGCCGAAGCTGATCGCCGTTGTCACAGTGCCGCAGACGTTTGCCTTCACTGATGCGCAAACTTTGCAGATGGTCTTTAAGCCGACAATCGCGGAAGTGTTGTCGTTCGACATTGGCATCATTGATCCAGGCGGCGGATTTACCACTTGGGCTGTGAATACTCGCACTGGCGCGACGACGGAGTATAGCAACTATGCTTTCAACTCTTTTGCGAGTAGCGGTCATCACTATCTTGGTGCGTCTTCCACGGGCTTATATGTCCTTGAAGGGAGCGATGACGACGGCACTCCGACTGTTGCTTCGCTGCGCAGCGGATACACGCAGTTTGGGGGTTCACGTTACGCCTCTTTTCAGGCGGCGTATCTAGGTATGCGCGGAGACGGTAACGTCTATCTGAAGCTCGATGCTGGCACTGGCGAGACATACACATATCAGGTTGTGCTACAGAACCGTCAGACGACGAAGGTTCGTGTAGGTAAAGGACTGCGCGCAAGATACTTTGCGTGGGAGCTAATCACGACGGGCCAAGATTTCGATCTGGATAGTTTAGAGTTCATCCCGCTCGTGGCGCAGCGTCGTGTCTAGTTTCCCGTCTCGTATCGTAGATCTTTCGCTTACGCGCGATCTGTTTGACCATGCCGGAGAAATGCCTCCGGTCGCTAGAATTATTATCGAGCTGCCGAGTGAATATCAGGAATTGCCTGCGCCTGGGCAGACGCCACCATACACATCCTTCTCTGATGACAGCCGCAAGCTGGTTGAGATTCAAACCGCCGTCATGCGGCGATACGGCTCGGCAGTTAAGCAGAACCTCAACGCATTCCGGCAGGAAGTTGGTCTGAGCGACAACCAGATCAACATGCGGACAACGCCACTCGGCAGTGGCGTCGGCATGAAGTATGCGAGCCAGTTTGGGAACGAGGCCATTTCTATCACGGTTTCCGCGCAAGCAGTCAGGGAGCTTCTTGGCGAAGAAGACGACGGCTACATGCTGGTCATCTTCAATTCTGGCGGCGTGAACAAGGTCGCCGGCATACCGATGAAGGACTTGGACACTCTCGGCAAGAAGGTCTACACGACCAAGACAATAGGCTGGAGCCGCGGCGCATCGCAGTATTACGGAACGGCGCAACTCAAGGCGGCAAGCAACCTGCATGTCGCTGCGACATATATCTCCATCGCCGCAGACGGCACGGTCTCAGATACGGATCGGTTGAATTACTACAATGTCCATAACACCATCCTCGGACCTGCGGTAACGTCGCCAACGAATGCGGTCTACACCAGCCGACCGCTGATAAATTTCACTGGCCGTGTCTTCTATGACAACTGTGGCAACAAGGCTGACTTCTCGCAAAGCACACCGACATGCACTGTCGTCAGGCCGTGGATTACGCGCGCCGACTCTGTCGCTGCGGTGGACAAGACGGGCGTTCTGTGGGGCTTTTCGCGCGTGACGCAGGCGAATGGTATCAGAATAAATAACATCAGTTTCGCGAATAGGTTCTTTGCTGATGCTCATCAAGCGGCGCTCGACGCTTTGTATATTGGCCTCAATGGCTGGGATGGCGGCACTGCTGGGCCGGATCAGTCTGGGGATTTCTACGTAAAAAATCCGACCATCGCGCCTCAGACTATCCCGCTCAATCAGCGCGTCATGGTGTATTCAAATAACGGAAGCGTGGACAATGTCACGCTTTCTATTTCAAGTGGTTCAATTTCGCTTGACCAGACAGCGTATCAATTGGCGAACGCTACGTTTTTCGGTCTGGATAGCGTGAGGAATACGACGACGAGCTACACTGAGATCGGCCCTCAGTATATCTATTCCGACGGTTCGTATGAGTTCGGAACCGACAAGAACACATCTGTTATGTGGGGGCAGCAAATACCTGATGGCGCTGGTTATGTTGACTCTCGCGTCTATACGCCAGCGAAGACATACGACGGTCTATTCCCAGTGGTCGGAACATATATCTTTGCGGCAAATGGCAATACGTCTATCAGAGTTATTGATCCATCAGACTTATATTTCGTGAATCAGAATATCGTCATGCGAGACAAGACAGACATAACCACCGCCCTGTTCAGTTCAATTGGCGCGGCAACAACTGCTTGGGTCCACGCAATCTTTCTGGGTGTGAAGAAGGCCGACATCGACAAGCTGAAGTAGCTTATTTCTCTGGGCTTTTGGAATGAGTTAGGGTCTCCCCAGAAAAGGAATATCGTATGGCAACGCCTCCTTCTGGTCTGTGGTCTTTTAGTAGCCCCTATCCCGCTACGCCTGTAGACCACATGGCGACAGCGTCTGTAATGACGCTGAATGCGATCACGCAGGCGAATGTTCTGAGCAACCTCGCCAACTCCCTCGTTGCCCCGGTCGTTACGCCGACGTTCGCCAGTGGGCCGACTGCGCCTGCGATTTCTACGACCACTCAGCCGTCGCTCGTCACCTATTCGTGGAACGTGCCTGGGCTTCCGACCCCGATCAGCGCCACGCTCAATGTCGATCCGTATCTACCGGCGACGTTCGACACTGCGCCGCCTGTCCTCCAGTTCGCCACTGCACCGGTGGCGTTTACTGACGCCGCGCCTACTGCTCCCGGCATCACCTATCCGAGCTTCCCGACAGATCCGACCGTCACGCTCCCGAAGGCGCCTGATCTTCTGTCGATCTCGACTTACACTTTTGGCGGCGTCAATATTCCGAGCATCGTGGATAACACGCCGGTTCTGACCATCGTAGATCCGCAGGTGTTCTCCTATACGCCGGGAACAGGATTCACTTCGGCGCTGCTTACCCAGCTTACGTCGCTTATCTCCAGCCGCCTTAACGGCGGCACCGGCCTCGCGCCAGCAGTTGAGAAGGCGATCTGGGACAGGGGCAGGGAGCGTGAAGCCAAGACGCTCGCTGACGGGCTAGCTGAAGTAGACCGCATGGAGTCGCTGGGTTACGCGCTGCCCCCCGGCCCGTGGCTTGATGCGCGCATAAAGCTTCAGACTGAATACGCCGCGCAGAGCTACGGCTTTTCGCGCGAGGTGATGATCAAGCAGGCCGAGCTGGAACAGGAGAACCTGAAGCAGTCGCTCGACTTGGCTGTGAACTTGGAAGGCAAGCTGATCGACCAATACAACCAGATCGAGCAGCGCGTTCTTGAGGGCGTGAAGTATGCAACGCAGGCTGGCATTGAAACGTATAATGCCAAAGTTGAGGCATATAAAGCCTACGTTCAAGCTTACTCTGTGAAGATCGAAATCTACAAAGCTCAGATCCAAGGTGAGATGAGCAAGGTAGAGGCATATAAAGCGCAGGTAGAGGCTGAACGCGCAAAAGCTGAGATCAATACGGCACTTGTTCAGTCTTACAAAGTCCAGACCGACGCCGCCCTCTCGGCCATAGAGCTGTTCAAGGCTCAGCTTGCTGCGGTTCAGACGAAGGCCGAGATCGAGAAGCTGAAGATCGAAATCTACGGCGAGCAGGTAAAAAGTTTTGGTTCAAAAATCAACGCCTATACCGCCCAAGTTGAAGGTTATAAGGCTTCCATTCAGGGTGAGGCCACGAAGCAACAAGCCTATGCCACGTCTGTCGAGGCTTACTCAGCGCGCGTCGGCGCGCAGGCCAAGATCATCGACGCCAAGATCGCTGAGTTCAAGGGCAAGCTTGAAGCGAAGATGCAGGAATACGAAGGCTACAAGGTGGCCGTCGAGGCCGAGGCCGAGCGTATCAAGGGTATCGCGTCAACCAATTCTGCTGTCGCTGAGATGTATAAGGCGACCGTCCAAGGCACGGCGTCTTACAATGACGCCCTCACCAAGCAGTGGGCGGCGACATTCGAGCAGGCCCAGCGGACTGCGGAGATCGCAAACTCTGTCGCGAAGATGAACGCCGAGCTTTACATTCAGACGCGCGGCATCGTGGCCGACATCAGCAAGGCGTCCGGTGCGGTGTTCTCACAGCTTGGTGCTTCTGCTCTTAATGCTCTCTCCTGGCAGACCCACTACAGCGTCCAGAACAGCGCGCAGAACGACTACCGCTACAGTGAAGACCATAACTTCAGCAGCACGGTGTAAGCATGGGCTACTACGACGACGTAAAAAAAGACTACAAGCCGTCGATGGACGCCTCCCGGTTCTCATCGTCTGGGCCTAGCCCCATCAGCGGCGGGTTCTCAGTTCCTGACGGGATGTTCTCTGACCAGAACGGAGCGTTCTCAACGCCGCGTGGCACGTTCATGCCTGACGGCAGTAAGCAGCAGGATAAGGCGATTGCTATGGCCGCGAAGCGCGGTATGCCAAACGCACTGAATCCTGACACGCCACCGATCAAGTCGGCGTCAGCACCGCTCGATGTCGGCCAGCCTTACAGAACGAGGGGAGGTGGGATGTTCGGCGCGGATCTATCTCTGTCTCCGCGCCTGTATGACCCTGGCTTCAGTCTTGAGATGCTTTCGGGCCGGATGGGGATGATCTGACGATCACGAAGCCGTTCGCGCGCAGCGTGTTCAGCAACGTCGTCCGATACATCTCCTCAACATCAGCTTCGTCGTCGTCGTATTCTGCAAACGAGTCTACTGTTTCGCGCGCGGCCTCGATGGCGAGGCGCAGTGCTTCGTCAGGCGTCATTGGCCGTCTCCTCCAGCACGGCGCGGGCATGGCGTAGGTCGCCTAGCGCGACGAATATCTGCTCGGCGTCACTGTCGCGCGGGTCGTCAATGTAGCTGTTCAGTATCGGCTCCAGCGCCTCGCGCAGCTTGGCGACGTTGGCTAGTGCAGCATTGTGCTTCTCTCTGACGCCGACAATCGCGTTGTCTAGCTGGCTCAATACACCGAGCAATCCAGTCAGCGGCTCCCAGCCCGTTTTATCAGGCTCAAAAAACGTCTCGACTGTCCACACGGTTATCTGTGTTGCGTAATGCGTCGCTGCTTCCGCCCGCTCCCGCTCGGCGGCAAGTTCGGCGCGGAGACGTTCTATTTCGTCGGCGGCTTTACCTAACAATGTGTCCGTAGCTGCTTCATCAACATCAACAAGGTTGAAGTCGTAGTTGATTATACAGCCTTCGCGCAATTGCCTTAGAAGCCCGTCACTCATCACCGCCTCCCGTCTCTTCCAGCACGGCGTCGATGGCGGCGCTTATCGCTTGTAGGAACTCCGTGCGCGTCATGCGCTGCAACTCACTTTCCACGTAATCTTCTTCCGTGGGAAAGCCTGCCGGGTCATTTTGAATGTTCTTCCTCCAGTTCTTGCGGAAGAAAAGGGTCACTTCGTCATAGACGCTCATCACTCAGTCTCCTCCAGCACGGCGCGGGCGTGGCGCTGCACAACATAGTCCGGGTAATCGACAAGCGGCTCCAGCGCCTCGCGTAGCTTGTAAATTGTCCGCTCGTCGGCGTCTGACTGTTCGCGCCAGATAGCGAGCTTTTGTTGGTGCGCTTCCCGCTCGGCGGCGAGTTCGGCCTTGATACGCTCGACGCCTTCCCACAGCTTAACGTCGCCGCCGTCAGGCGGGTCGAGCAAATACTTATCCCCTATAGCTTGGGCGACTTTATGCTCGGTTTTTACAAGCCTCTCTATCACTTCGTTGGCGGCGGCGAGTTCGGTTTCAAGCCGCTTCACGGCGACCTCGGCGGCGGCTATCAACCCTGCTGTGTAAGCTTTTTTCCTACAATCATCGTCTTCGGAAAAAGACTCATTCATTATTATGTTGTTCCATGCGGACCATTCGGCGCGCATCATCTCTCTCACGACTTCATCGGGGATGGTGGTCATTCGGCGTCACCCTTCGTCTCTGCCAGCACGGCGTCGATGGCGGCGATGGCTTCGCGTCCTCTATCAATGTCTAAGCCGCTCAGGCCCGACGTAAGCTCATCTAAACTGTCCCGCGCCATCGCCAGCGCATCGCGCAGCTCCCGCTTGTCTATCTCAAGGCCGACAACAGTGTATTTCAAAGTCTCGACTTGCTCCCGCTCGGCGGCGAGTTCGGCGCGGAGACGTGCAACTTCGTCTTCCAGAACTTCAATCAGCCTAATGTGGCCATCAACCGCAGCGCGCTCTTTCTCTATTTCGTCTGCGGCCTGTCGCATCCTGTCCTTGACTTGCGCCCACTCCAACCCCCCCATATCGGCAGGGTTGTCAGGCATAGGCATCCGCAGGACGCCGAGTAGCATCACGTCACTCATCCCCG